AAGCGTGGCAAAGCGTGTCCGTTCTGCGGGCACACAGAGTGGATGGCATGAGCGATCTCCACATCCTTGCGATCACGGCATACGCGGGCAGCAAGAAACTCGTGAAGATGACCGAGGAGATGCTGCAAACCTTCGATGCGTGCAAGCATGAGATCATCGATGATGTGACCACGATCGCGATCAACAACAAAGCCGACGTAGCGATCAAGCGGGGACTCGTGGACTGGCATGCGTTCAACGACACCAACGAAGGCTTCGGCCGCGCGATCAACCTAGCGATCCAGCGTGAGATCTTCGACCCGATCAAGGACAAGGTGAAGCCTCCGGTCACGCACGTTCTGGTCTTGAACAACGATCTTCAGTTCCCCGACCACAAGTGGCTGTTGCATCTCCTCAACGAAGTTGAGGGGAATCTCGTGCTGTCGCCCACGACCGACATCACAGCGTCCCCTGACGCTCGCGCAGAAGGGCCAGTGGAAGAGGCTCCGATACGTAGCTCGCAGGTAAGTGCGTTCTGTTGGCTCGTGCCGGTTGCGACCATCAAGAAGATCCGGAAGAAGTTCGGGTTTCCGCTCTTTCATCCGGACTTCTCGAACTACGGTTCTGATGACGTGAGCGGCGGCATCCTACGTAGCCTTGTTTCGCGCAAGCCATTCAAGGTAGTGCCTCGCAGCTTCGTCAGGCACCTCAAAGCACAGACCGCAAACGAACTTGGTGTCAAGCCTGGGCAGCCTGAAGTGCTTCAACGCATCCGAAACTTCTTCAGAGCGCACCGACTCACGTGAACTGTATCACTTGGAGAGGCTCGTTCAGGCCGAATGGTTATGGGCAATGCCACGTGTGGAAGCATGGCAAGAGAAAGAACATGCTAGCGCACAGAGCTGTCTACGAACTGCACTTCGGAGACATTCCAAATGGGATGTTCGTTCTTCATAAGTGCGATAATCCTTCATGCGTGAACATCGATCATCTAGAGCTGGGGGACCAGAAGAAGAACGTTCAGGATTGCATTGCGAGAGGTAGACGGGTTATCAATAGGGGGAGGGCCAAGATCTCTTTTGCTGTAGCTGATCGAATCAGGAGAAGTCGTAAGAGAGGAGTTGAGCTGGCCAAGCTCTACGGTCTCAGCAAGGCTTCGATTAGCGAGATTAGGCATGGCAAAACTTGGCGAAGATGATCTCTCAGGCATCATCGATAATCGTCTATACGGCTGTCACTGACGGCTACGACAACGGCAAGCTGAAGCTCGTGCCCGAGGACGACGTGCACGCGGAGACGAGAATCCCTCCGGTGGGGATCAAGGGGCGTGAGGCAACGCTCTGGAACCGTGAACAGAAGCTCGTGTGGCCGCCGCGCAACGGAATGGCCAGCGTCTACCTGGACGGGTCGTTCACGCCGAAGATGCAATGGCGCGAGTCGGTCGAGAAGTGGCTGGATCAGGCCGATATCGCCCTGTTCAAGCACCCCTGGCGCACCTGTGCCTATGCGGAGATCGATGAGTGCGTGAAGCGTGGGAAGATCACAGCCGACGAAGGGCAGAAGGCTCGCTCCCATCTGATGCTGGCAGGCTTCCCGCGCGACTTCGGACTGTGGGCTTTGGGCATGGTTGCGCGCCGGACGCACGCGAACGCGATCCAGAAGTTCGCGATGGTCATGGTCTGGACCATGTGCCGAGAGGTGCCCCGAGACCAAATCTGGTTCCCCTTCGTGATCTGGAAGATGCGGCACAGCCTCAAGCGAGTTCACACGATCGACAAGGACATCTACAACAACAAGCTGTTGAGCTTCAGGAGACATGGAACATGACTTCGAAATACGCCATGGCTGGTGACTACCACTACCAGGATTTCGCTGATCGATCATCGCCTTACCATCATCACGTGACCGATCTCGTGCATGAAATCGAGCGGTTCGTGGCCCCATTCAGTGGGATCCTCGATGTTGGCTGTGGCGAGGGGCTCATCATGTCGCAGCTCGAAGCGGTCAACTACCACTGCTTTGGCTTGGACATCGACCAGATCGCGGTCCAGATCGGACAGAAGAAGGGCAACCAGATCCGCCACGGCACGATCGACAGCGAGCTCGATGACGCTTACGAAGCGGTCTTGCTCTGTGACGTGCTCGAACACGTCGCCGACTTCGATGCGACGATCGAGAAGGCGCAGAAGGTGGCCCGGTCGTTCGTGGTCGTGGCCGTCCCTGATCGTCACGACGCGCACGCAGTGCGTCAGAACGTCGTCAGCGCAGTGATCGACAAGTTCAAGGGCTGGGAGCTGCTGAAGTCGTCGTGCCGCCACGCGAGGTGGTTGATGATCTTCAAGAAGGTTCCTCGATGATCGATTTAACGATCATCATGGCTGTGTATGGCCAGCCGGCGATGCTGGCCTACCAACTGGACCGCATTCGCTGCTACTCGGTGGACACGCAGGAACGCTTGAACCTCGTGGTAGTGGACGACTGCGGGAAGCCTCCAGTGGATCCGCGCGAGATCGAAGCGATGACGGTTGGCCTGAAGGGCTGCAAGCTGCTGCGCGTCGAGCAGGACATTCCGTGGAACCAGATGGGAGCGCGGAACCTCGGGATGCACGTGAGCTCGGGGCACTGCTTGATGATCGACCCGGACATGGTGTTCGACGGACCGACGATGGGACGCATGCTGCTGGCAGCAGCGAAGCTGCGGCGCGGCCATGTGCTGAAGTATGGGCTGAAGCACGTCAGCAGCGGCAAGCTCGACATGACCAGCCCCAACACCTACCTGATCCACCGTGACGACTTCTTCGCCGTAGGTGGTTACGACGAAGACTTTGCGGGCCACAAGGGCTGGTCAGACGTGCAGATGCTTGACGTGCTGCGAGCCCACTACAAGATCGAGGATCGACCGGACCTGTTTGCGCATTTCCACGGGGTTGCTAGCATCCCCGACGCGATGGTCACCAGCCTCGATCGCAGCAACAAGCACAACCGGAAGATCCGGTTGAAGAAGGTGGCGCAGGCGAAGGCTTGCGGGGGCTGGCGCAAGTGGGTCCAGAAGCACAAGGGACCCAACCTCCGGTTCCCATGGAAGCAGCTCTACCCGACAGTCTAGCCAACCTGTCGCCGGAGGAGCTCCGCAGCTACCGGCTTCAAGAGGAAGCGGCCTACTACAAGACCGAAGAGGGCTTCCTGGACTTCGTGCGCGACTGTGGCGCAGCTCCAGACGCGCAGCAGTATCCGCACGGGAAGGGCGCGCACGAGATCCTGACGTGGAAGTGGAAGGCTGACCCGCAGAGCGATCGAGGGATCTTCACCTACAAGCTCGTGCTGTGGCCGCGTGGCTCGTTCAAGTCTGCGGTCTTCGATGTTGGATTGGTGTGCTGGGAGATCGCGCGCAACCCGAACATCCGCATCTGTGTCGCCTCCGAGACGGGCAAGCAGGCGAAGAAGTTCGTGCGGCAGGCGATGAAGATCATCAACTCGGAGTGGTTCAGAGAACGCTTCGGGGTGCACAAGGGCAAGGACTGGAAGGAAGGCAGCGGCGAGTTCACGTCGGCCTTGCGCACGATCACGCACGCGAAGGAGCCGACGCTGCTCGCGGCTGGCTGCGGTGAAGTCTGGACGGGCTCGCACTGGGATCTGATCGTGATGGACGACGTGGTGTCCCAGGAGAACACCAAGACCGTCGAAGGCATCCAGACCACGTGGCACTGGTTCGGTGAGATGATGGCGCAGCTCGATCCAGGCTGCCGCATCTTGATGATCGGCACGCTGCACCACTACGCGGATCTTTACTGCACGCTGCTCAAGAACAAGAGCATGCGCGACTTGTTCGAGGTGTCGATCCACTCGTGGAGGAACCCGGACAACACGCTGTTCTTCCCCGGTCGTCTCACGGAGGCATTCATCGCGGCGCAGAAGGCGATCATGCCCCCGCGCCAGTTCGCCTGCTACTACGAGAACAAGCCTACTACCGACGATGAGAAGATCTTCAAGCCGAGCTACTTCAGGGTCATCGAAGATCGCGACATCCCGAGCCACGTGTGGACCTACATCTTCACGGACTGGGCATTCATCGCGGAAGAGAAGAAGAAGGGCAAGGCGGACCGCACAGCGTTCTGGATCGTCTCGCTCGACTGCAACCGAGCGGCATACGTGCGTGACTTTTACGTTGGGAGATGGAAGCCGAGTGATTCTGTGCGCATCGCCTGCGACCTGTGGAATCGTTACCAGCCCCTCAACCTGAAGGGCATGGTGCTGGAGGACACCGCGCACGCGGAACTCCTGTCTTCGCTCTTCGAGGAGATCCGCCGGCAGACGTTCATCCACCCGAAGATCATCAAGGTGGCGGGCCGCAACCAGGAGATCAAGGACATGCGCATCGAGGCAGCCGAGCCACGCTTCCGTGGTGGCACGATCTGGTTTGCCAGGAGCCTCAAGGAGCAGCACCGCAAGTGGGCTCCCATGTTCGCGGAGATGACCGAGTGGCCGTTCAGCGACCACGACGACATCCCCGATGCGATCTCCGATCTCGATAAGAAGGACAAGGAAGGCAAATGGATCGCTCCAGCACCCCCGCCCGGCTGGCGAATGGCCACGGTCATCAAACATCAACCAACGATCATCGACGGCAAGCTCAATCCTGAGTATGGTTACCCGGCACGCGATCACGTCCGGCGGGACCAGTTAGGGACCAACGAACTATGGCGAAGCAAATCGGCGAGCGACCAGCGGTCACCCGGAACACAGCAAAGCCAAGAAGGCAATTTCTTCCGGAGGCCACCGCAGCAGCAGCGGCTACCGGGGAAATCCTGATCGCGAAGTTCGGACAGACAGACTGGATCGAGCAGGTGATGTTCGCAGTCCAGAACGCCGTCCAGAACGGAATCGAGCAGCTCTCGAAGACTTCGATCTCCTACAATTCGGCCCCGGAAGACGAATACAGATTCAACGCGCGAACGAAGGAGCAGCTACTCCAGTCCAAGGAGCTCGTGGCCAACCAAGGTGGCGTCCGAGCTGGGCGCAAGGTGCTCGATCCAGCCAAGACCGAGCTCGGGGCTCCAGAGTGGTCCGACGAAGAGCAGACGAAGATCATCGTGCCGGCGAGCGAGCTCCCGCCCCTTCCTCCGAAGGCCAAAGGGTGGCTGCTGTGAGCGTCGAAGCTGGAGGCGATACGGTCGTGGTGCCCTGCCGGGGCTGCCAGCGTGATGTGATCTTGCCTTCCGGGCCTGTGCGAGCCAGCATGCGCGCGGGCCGCCGGATAGTGGTCTTCTGTTCGATCCGATGCCAGAAACGCACCATCGGCCGCGAGGGTGCCAAACAACAGGACGTGAACCTTGCTCGACGTGCTAGTGCCGGTGCCCCATCAGAACCTCCAGCTCGTCCCTGACTGCCTCGATGCGCTGCGGGCCTGCACGGACGTTCCGTTCCGCGCCTTGGTCCTGGTGGATGGGGCCGCAGAGGAAGATCTTCGATCATTGCAGGCTTACCTCCAGGAGTTCGAGCCAGCCTGGAGGCTGACCAACGAGCGGGTGGCCAAGGGGCTCAACCCGATCTTGGCGGAAGGGCTTCTGGACTGCGTGGAGAAGCTCACTGCGATCGTCGGCCCGGAGACCCGACTGCTGGACCGGCAGTGGTTCGGCAAGGTCAAGCAGATCTTCGACCGTGACCCGATCACTGGCATCGTGGATTTCTACCCCGATACGAAGAGCACCACGCACTACCCGGTGAAGCGGCCTCACAATCGAGCTCCGCTGGAGGGATGCCGGTTCGCTGTGGTGCAGACCAGCTACGCGCGCAAGATGACTCCTTTCGGGTCGGTGGATCCGATCGTCTTCTGGTCGAAGGCTGTGCATGCCCAGGGTGGTTCGGCATGGCATGTGCCGGCTGTGAGCTACACGGAGATCGAACATCACGACCACGAGCTCTGGAGGCCGAAGGTTGCAGCCAGTAGCTAGGAAGATCGGAGTAGGGCCAACCGAGAAGTTCCGCGTAGCCATCGCCGATGACAGCCGGCTGATCTACAGCGATGACTACCGGACTGGCTGGAAGCGTGGCTTTGAGGCGATCGGCTGCGAAGTTCAGATCTTCGACATCAGCGTGCTGCGGCAGATCGTCTCGGTTGGTAGCTCGCCTTACCGGAGCACGCGCATGCCGGGCACGGCGAAGCAGATCGCCGACCACATTGCCCGGTGGAAGCCTCACCTCGTGTGGTGCCACCACGGCCGCGCGGCGAGCAACGAGGACTTCCAGGTCCGTCTCCGCAAGGATGGGATCAAGACTGCGGTCTATCTCTGCGACGAGCCCTACGAGTCAGGTGAGACGGCTCGCTATAGCCCGAGGTTCGGCTACGTCTTCACGATGGACCCGTGCACGGTTGAGGTTCATCGAAGATCGAGGAAGGACCGCAACAACGTCTTCTACTTGCCGCCCGGCGTCGATGTGGTTCACTTTGCGCGACGACCCTACGCCGGGCGGCAGGTGCCTGCGTTCTTCTTGGGTAACGCTACGCTGATTCCACGACTCGACTGGCTCAAGCCGATTGAGCGGCTCGTGGATGGCGCGGACATCAGGTTCTTCAAGACCGTGGGGAAGAACGATCCGAAGTGGGTAGCCCTGCAAGACCACCCGAAGCACTACGCGAGCTGCATTGTGGGGCTCAACGTGCATCGAGCTCCTGAGATCACCAACGAGTGCTACAAGAAGCGGGTGATGGGCAGGCCGAGAGCGATGCACGTTCCAGAAGGAATCGAACTCTGCCGGCAGATGCCGAAGAGAGAAGGAACCGGGTTCTGGAACGATGCGAACCTGCCTGCGGCGCACGTCAACCCTCGATTCCTGGAGATGGCAGCTTGCGGAACATGCGTGGTCAGCGATGACCACCGAAGCGAGCTCGCACGCTTGTTCCCGATGGCTCCTCGCGCGCAGGACCCCGATCACTTCGTAGAGCTCGTGCTCTACTACTTGAAGCACCCCGACGAAGCCGAGAAGATCGGTGATGCATGCTCCTACCTGATTTCAAGGCGGCACAGCTATGCGCACCGCGCGGCGGAAGTGCTGATCCGGGTTGGCTTGATGGGATTGGAACGGGCAAGCCAGCATTCCTTCTTGGGGGAGCCGGCGGCCTACTTGAGTCCACAGGACTTGTCGCTGCTGCTGGCGAGATCGTCATCGGAAGCAACTGGACGCTCCGAGCGTTGGTCCCCAGCGTATGGCATGTCGTTGACATCAACGTCTGGAAGTCCGAGCGAGAGCGACTCGCTCGATGTCCCGACTCCCTGGTTGTCGTAGCGAGCAAACGACTCTTCGGCGGCGGCCCCTACTCGGTTGCCGGATCGCACATGCTGCGCGTGGTGGGGAGGCGGAAGTGGCCAGTGAGTGAGATCTTCATTCAGCAACCGAAGGCAGTCACGCGCGACGGGAAGGGCAGGATCCAACGCCAGCATACGCCGCCATTCATGCCGAGCTCGATGCGGCAGCCCTACCATCCGGGTGGTAACTCGTTGTGCTACATGATCCAGACGGCGCACCTGATGGGATGCTCGCCGATCTACTGCCTGGGCTTCACGCTGGTGAACGGCACCGGCTACTTCTTCGGGCTGGAGAACCCGGCAACAGGCAAACGCAGCTTCTACAACGACCCGGCCCGTGCCATCGACTGGCTGAAGTGGTATGAGTCTCGTTGGCCGGGCCGAGCTCGGCTCTGGCCCGGCTGGACCGGTCCGGTCTACGAAGTCCTGGAGACTGCCGATGCACGAGAAATCGACGAAAGGTGTCGTGGTAAAGGACCAGTGGTATCCGTCCGAAGCGGACACGAACCAGACCCGCAAAAGCGACATGATCCTCAAGTCATCGGACTTCGATCACTTCGACAAGATCAACCCGTTCACGCAGATGGAAAGCAACCCGTGCGGGTCAAAGTCAAAGTCCAACCGAAAGGAAGAGTGATCGGTGGGCGACCGACTCGAACTCGGTAACTCCACGAACATGGCCCCTGCGTCGCCGCCGAACCCTCGCACGGGTATCGGCGGGCAGGCGCAGCGAGGCATGGGGACCTACAAGCCGCGTAAGGGGACCGAGCCGATAGAAGGCCCCTACACGCTGACCGAGGATGCGTTCGAGCAGGACACGAACATCGAACAGCAAGCTCGGCTCTACGCGGAGAGCGTTGGTTACCCGAACTTGGCGGACAACGAGTTCGTCGTCGAGCAGGCCAAGGACGCGGTGCTCTCGGGGCTCAAGGACGTGTTCAACGTCATGGAGTTCCTGCGCAACAAGTGGCTGATCCTCTACCGGCTCTACCGAGGAGAGTCACTCGACACCTACACCTACGGGCGCGCGAAGCTGCACAGCCCCGAGCCCTTCAAGATCGTTGAAACTCTATTACCGAAGATCTTGCGAACCCTGTTCGCGACAGATCGATGGTTCAAGTTCTACGGGGAGCAAGAGGAGCACGACGACTCGGCCTTGATGCAGGAGATCCTCTGCCGAGACCAGCTTCGTAAGACGAGGTTCAAGCCAAAGGCCACGCGACTGATCCGCGATGGGCTGATCTACGGAACAGGGATCCAGAAGACCTACTGGCGGCAAGAGCTCGGGGAGATGACCTACCGGACAGCCAAGCGGATACCAGATCCGAGCTGGCCTGGAGCCACGACGTTGGAGCTCGACAAGATCACGAGAGAGGAGTTGATCTTCGACGGTAACGAGGTGAACAACGTCTCGATCTTCGATTTCCTCACGAGCCCCAACGCGAGCTCGATCGAGGACGCCGAGTGGGCGGCCGACCGTTCTGGCTGGCCGGACTACAAGGTCAAGATGATGGGAGAGCTCCGGCACTGGATCAATCTCCAGAAGCTCAAGGACTTCCCAGGCGGCAAGGACACGTCGTTCGGTGACGAGTTCAAGGAAAGGAAGAGCTACAGCTACGGGGTCTTCGATCCTCGCGAAGCGTCGTGGGCTCCTCACGTCCCGCACTACGAGGTGATCGACTGGTGGGGTCCGCTGGTCATCAAGAACGACAACGGCAGCTACACGACCCGCCTGTGCAACGTGGTCATGGTCGAGCCGAAGAGCCTTCAGCTAGTCGTGCGCGTGACGCAGTGTCCGTTCTGGCATCAGCAGAAGCCCTACCAAGCGTGGCGTCCGATCAGTCTTGAAGATGAGTTCTACGGCATCGGCGGTCTGGAAATGATCGCGCGCCTGTCCATGGAAAAGGACATGAAGCGCAACCTGCTGATGACTGCGACGCAGCTCGAAGCGAATCCGATGTGGATGATCTCTGACGACGCCAACATCCCCGGCGGCCAGATGATTATCGAGCCCGGCCACGGCATCCGAGTTCCCGACATCGAGAAGTCGATCGCTCCTCTCCACGTGCCCCAGGTCAGCGATGCTGCGCTCAAGGCCGAGAACGTCCTGACGGTGGACATTCGCGAAACGTCGGGGGCCACGTCGCCGTCGATGGGTGGCAAGGACCCATTCGGCGACAGCAAGACTGCGACACAGCACATGAGCGAGATCGACGAGGCGAACCTCCGTCTCGTGCCGATGATCGAGTCGTATGAGCAGGAGATCGAAGTTCCAATGCTCGATCAGATGGCATGGAACAACCAGCAGTTCATGTCCTACGACAAGGTTGTCCGTGAACTGGGTCCGGTCGGCCTTCGCTACCAGGACCGCTACAACATCAGGCCGCAGGATGTTGTTGGACGATTCCTTGTTCTGCCGATAGCGAGCCACAAGCTGACCACGAAGATGACCCAGGTTCAGCAGCTCGTGAACATCCTTGATCGAGTTCCGATCATCAACCAGATGTATGGACCGCAAGCGGTCAACGCGCCGCGACTGCTCGCGATGATCCTAGAGCACGGCTTCGATCTTCGCAACGTCGATGAGATCATCACGATCCCCGACGAGATCAACGTGCTGACCCCGAGCCAGGAGCACGAGCTGTGGTATCACGGCAACGTGCCGCCGCGTAAGAAGGACGACAACGACATGCGGCACATCATCAGCCACATGGAGGAAGTCGCGTCCGAGCGGTTCAAGATGCTCGAACAACGATCTCCTGGAACGGCCGCGCGAGCTCGCGCGCACGTTGCCGATCACTACTTCAAGCTCGAACAGCGACAGATGCAGCAGGAGAACATGCTCATGCAGGTGGCCCAGGTGGGCACGCAGATGGGCTTGCTCAAGGGTGGTGGTGGAGGCGGCGGCGGACAGCCTTCGCCGGTCGGAGGAGCCGGGGGACCCGGCCAAGGCCCTGAGTCTCCGAAGGTCAGGAACAATGAGACCGAGCGTGGCGAGGGAGGCCCAGGTGGTGAGGCGAAGAGCAACGGCATGAGCCAAGCTCCGAACCCAGGAGCAGCCTGATGCAGATGCGTGCCGAAGACATCATGGGCGAGGACCAGTTCTGGAACGTCCGTGAACGTGAGAGGATCGAGGTTGAGAAGCTCCAGCGACGTTGCCTTGAGCTCCAGGCTCAGGTGGATGTGGCGACGAGAACCGAATCGATCCGCCATGCCCCAGGCTTCACAGAGGTGTTGAACGCACTCAAGGCGATGCATGCGCTGGCCAGGGAGAAACTCGTTGGCGACGACACACTTACGGACATCGGTCTTCGAGAATGCAGGGGTCGGGTGCGCGGCCTGGAGAGCGTCCTAGCCCTGCTGACGAAGCCGACCGTGACTGAGGCTCTTGCAAAGGAGCTCCAGGACTGCAAGACTGCACTGGCCGAGACACAACGTCGTAGGCCCAAGCAACCTGAACCAGAGAGCAAGCCATGAGCGATTCAGCAACGTGTCACAACTGCGAAGGTGCCGGCGGCGCGCAAGCGAAGACCGGCGAACAGCGAACTCCGCTCGATCGCGGGGCAGGGATGTCGAAGACCATCGACGCGATGGGTTCGAAGACGCGCAGCGGTCACCCCGCTACGCAGATGAACAACTTGTGGAAGGATCCGTCGCTCGGCTACGGCGACGACAACATCAAGACCTGAGCACGAGTGAAGGTCTGCTCGAAGTGTCGAATGGAGCAGCCGTCAGAGTGCTTCGGAAAGAATCGATGGCACTCTGATGGGCTAGCTTCGCAGTGCAGGAAGTGCACGAACCTCACTAGGTTGAAGTCCTACCGGAACAACCAAGAGAAGGTCTTGAGAGCGTGTGCAGCTAGAAACTCAAGAGGAAGACGATTCCTCGCTCGTGTGAAGATGAAACTTGGATGCGTTGATTGCGGTTACAAGGCTCATCCGGCTGCCTTGGACTTCGATCATGTTCGTGGCACCAAGAAGTTCAAAATCGCCAACTCCGTGAGTCGGTCGATGAAGGACTTGAAGATCGAAATCCGAAAATGTGAGGTTCGATGTGCTAACTGCCATCGGATCCAGACATCAAACCGGACCGCTGTATTGCTGCCTCGCGAGCAGCGTCCACTGAGTTCAGGGGTCGTGGCCTGAGAGAGATCAAATGACCAAACCTGGAGAACAATCTTCAGATTTCGATGCGCGAGCCGACAGTGCGGCTCTTGCTCTGAGGCAGAGCCTCAAGGGCAAGGGACGAGAGTTGCCCGACAGGGCACCTGTTGTAGTCGATTCGAACGGTAGGCCGCCTGCACCTCTTCCTCCGCAGGGCAGCTATGCACGACAAGCCTTGGAGCTCGAACAGCGTCGCCGCGAGGCGGCTGTCCAGCCCCCGCCTGTCGGTCGAGCTGGCCAACGCGCCGAGGATATCCAGGCCGATGAGCCGCCGCCGGACACGACCCCGCCACCAGCAGCAGAACCAACTTCTTCCAGAGCAGAGCAGCGGATCAAGGAGCTGGTAGATCAGCTTCGTCAGAAGGAACGAGATCTCGCGGAAGCACTCGCCATGGGCAAGACCGCTACCGAGACTGCAACGCAGTTTCAGCAGCGGTTGACAGCCCTGGAGAAGCAGCATCAAGAGATGCTGCAAGCGAACATCGATCATCTCGATCCGACGACGAGAGCTGAAGTCCTTGCGGACGCTCGGATAGCCGAGCGCATGGATGCGATGGAGCAGCGGATCTTGGGCAGGATCCAGCCAACCCTCGCGAGCCTGTCACAATCGGCGATTCAGTCAGAGATGGCTGTGATCGCGCGAAAGTATCCGGCTTTCGACTACCACACTCACGCCCCACTGATCGAGCAATTCAGAGCGAGCAACCCTCGCTGTTCGATCGAACAAGCATTCCGAGCAATCGCCGAGCCTGAAGAGTTGGGAGTGCGAACGGCGTCTCGCGCGCCAGCAGTTCCGCCAACCCTCCCCCCTGGGGGTGGTGAGCTAGGCACTGCCCGCTTCGCTCCCGCGAGGCCCGTCCAGCCAAGGTCCGAAGATGAGCTCGTGGAGGAGTCCCGACGCATCGCAGCACTGCGACGCGATACGGACCCCGCCAAGCAAAAGGAAGGACTGAAGCTGATCGACGAGCACTTGAAGAAGCGACTCGGCGGCGCGTAGTTCGCGGCGGGCTGTTGGGAACCCCAAACCCAAGACAGCCAGATGCCGTTCGTAGCGAACACCGCAGTCCTGAACTCGTTCGATGTCGGAACGGGTAACCGGGAAGACTTGCTCGACATCATCACCAACATCAGCCCGATGGACACTCTGTTCCTTTCGGGATTCGAGAAGGTGCCCGCCAACAACATCAGCCACGAGTGGCTGGTGGACATCCTCGCCAGCTTCGGTGACCCCGACGTTGGCAATGCAGACGTGCAGGCAACGCCGGAAGGCTCGGACGCGACGTTCGATCCTCTCGTGCCGCGCAAGCGTCTGTGCAACCTCACGCACATCATCCGTCGCACGTTCGACGTGTCGGATACGCAGCGTGACATCAACACGGCTGGGATCAGGGACGAATACGTCTACCAGCTTCGCAAGGCCACGATGGAGCTCGCACGCTTCATCGAGTTCGCGCTCGTGCACAGCGAGCGACAGAGCCAGACGGCTCAGGGCAACAGCGGCGGCGTGCTGCCGCGCAAGATGGATGGCTTCTATGCCTTCGCGGCAGCGAGCGATCCGACGTGCGCGACGACGCTCGGTCTCGGCCCTGACGAGATGGGCACCGTGACCACGGTCACCGGCAGCTCGCCGGAGGACTGCATCACGGAGTGCATCCTCAATTCCCACCTGGAAGCCATGTGGGAGAAGGGAGCCATGACGGACACGATGTGGGCGAACTCTGCGCAGAAGCGGTCGTTGAGCAACCTCACGCTCAACCCGAACTCGCAGGTCCGCTACAACATCCCGGTCGCCGACCGGACCGTCATCAACACGGTGGACTTCTACCAGTCCGACTTCGGCACGCAGCGGATCTACCTGCACCGCTACCAGCGCAACGATCGCATCAGCTTCGCGGAGCAGAACAAGCTCCGCATCGCCGTGCTGCGTCCTGTGCTGGCCGTGGAGCTCGCGAAGATCGGCAGCTCGACGAAGGGCATGGTGGAGTGGGAGGGCACGCTCGAAGTGCTCGCGCCCAACGCCATCGGCTACATCGACGGCTTGTGCGTCGGAGTTTCCGGTTGTCCCTGAAGCAAGTAGCTAGCGGCGGCCCGGCATCGAGCCGGGTCGTCCTCTAGCAGTCCGATGCCTCTGTTGCACTTGTTGCAGAGAATGCCTCGAAAGACACCAGTGTTATGACAGTGATCCACGACAGGATGCAGCGGGCCACGGACCGGACCGCCGAGGGCCTTTCGGCAGATCGGGCACAGACCGGCTTGTCGAGTAAAGGCTTCGTTGAACAGCTCGACGGTGATTCCGTAGTGTCGCTTCAGCAGAGCCTTCTTCTGGGAATGCTTGGCTTGCTCTGGATTCCGCTTCTCCCATCGGAGGTGGTTCTCACGTCTCTTGTTTCGGTTGATGGAGAGGCATTTTCTGCAACGCCAACGGTCATCGGATCGGCGGAGGTTATCTCCAGACATGAGGTGGCCTCTGCGGCAGAGACCGTTGGGTGCGTATCTAGCGGCTGCCATGATGATCGAGGATCTTATCATGGCTGAACGGACCTGCATCAAGTGCCTGAGTCCCGTGAGAGCGGAGCGTTCGGCGATTCGCCTAACGCTCCGCTGCACGAATCAGAACTGCGGCTACACGGTGGTCAAGAACATCGTGCCCAAGGGCTTTGGCTGAGGCGGACGAAAGAGACCTTGCGGTCGCAAGCGTCTGGTGGTTCGAGGACGACGATGATCTACAGCTTCAAGTGCGAGTGTGGCCTGCGCGCGGAGATCCAGATCTCCATGGCCAAGGGGCCGCCGAAGACAGTCCGCTGCAAGGTGTGTCGCTCCAAGATGGAACGCGACTGGCAGCAGGACGCGCCCATGCTCGACACCTCAGCGTGCCGCGACCACAACGACATCTCCGAAGGGAGCAGGGTTGCGAGCGGATTCGATCGAGGCAGCCCCGAGCAGATCGAGCATCAGTTCAAGCAGCATATCGATCAACGAAGAACGGAGATCCGCGATGCTGGAGGCCAGCGTGGCACGTTCAAGCAGACGCATGCGGTTCCCGCGCATCTTTACCACGGCAAGATCAAGGAGACGAAGGATCCGAACTACTGGCAGGATCCGAAGAACCTGAGCCGGCACAAGGAGTGCAAGGTTGACTGATGCCGCTCTTCCCCTACTACTTCCGGCTCTCGTCACACACGGACCGACGCTACAAGCTCTTCCTTGAAGAGCAGATCGTTGGTCCGCAGGGGCCGGCTGGGCCTGGGGTCGTCAACTACGACACTGAGGAAGTAGAGACCAACGTCACCTACGTTGGGGGTCAACAGATCTTTCAAAAGACGTTCATCGTTGATTCAGGTCCAACACCGGCAACGCCGTTGGTGATAGACATGGATCTCGACGCCCCAGTCAGGATCATCGAGATGGAGTCCTGGTTGGATGATGGGCTCTTTCAGGTTCCGATTCCCAGTGCAGACCTTCAGGTCATCATCGTGAATGGAAATACGATCGTTGTGACCACGGGCGGCGACTTTTCTGGCTTCGTGGGAGCGATCACGTTGTTCTACTTTTACACGTGAAACAGTCATGCCAATTCCAACCCCACAAGAGATCGCGGCAGGCTTCGAAGGGAACGTCCCAACTCCCCAGCAGGCCGCCAAGATCCAGAACGTCAAGGATGCGTTAATCCAGGCGGCCAACGTCGTAGCGCAGAATGGGAACGACAACACTGTTCTTCGATCTTCGATCAGATCGATCCAGCAAGCCTACTCGTATGCGAGAAGTTCGATCATGCGACCGGCTGATCCATAGAGGTTCAAATGACCAGTCGCTTTCAGGACAAGTTCGCTCGTGCTGACGGAGAGATCGGCAGCAACTACACGGTGGTGTGTGGAGGCGTGCTGATCTCCGATGAAGCGGTGATCCCCGTCAACGCGGAGGAGATCATCAGCGGCTTCTCGCCGCTCCTGCCCAACGTCACTTCGTTGAAGACGCAGGTGCTCTACACGGGTGAGGACATGGACGGCCCGAACTACGTCGTCCGTGGCACCTGGGCGCACGACGGAGAAGAGGCCACTGGGATCGATCCGGCCACGGTGGACACGCCGAGCTCGTTCACGCTGCTCGCGCGCATGACGAAGGACCCGCTGCTCTACGACCTGGGCACCGACGAAGACCCGAACTGCTACGACCAGGGCTACGGAGCTCGGGTCACGATGCCTCGTGATGGCACTGCACCGACGCTCAAGATCATCAAATACATGCCGGCAAGACGGCTGCCGAACCTCGATCGTCCCAGCTCCAGCGAGGTTGACGGCATGGTGGTCTTGGCGTCGGTGGTTCTCGATCCAGACGACCTGAACCTCGATCCGGACTTCGACGCCGACGACTACACGGCGACCGACGTTCTTCCCTACCGTGGCTTCTGGCAGGACATGCGACTGCGGATCCGCAGGACTGACAGCGAGGTTTTCATCGATGTCTACCTAAACGACCGCAATTTGAATCAGCCGAAGCTCTCCTACACAGATAAAGTCGATCCGCTGTGGGGAGCGATCGGCCTGCCCGGCTTCGAGTTCCTCTCGGGAATGCTGACGAACCAGCCGGCTGGAGTGAGCCCGTTCTCGCTCACGGGGCTCTCGCTGCTGCGCTGCGGTCTCTTCTCGTGCGAGACCTTCGCCGACGTGCACAAGCCGGTCTCGGTCGCCCCTGGCGGCCAGATGACCTACACGCGCGTCGTGAACCGCGTCATCACGCTCGTCGAGAAGGATGGGGACGCGAAATACAACGCGACCACGGCCGGGCAGACGAAGTTCGACACCTACTTGCAGTTCGTGTTGGAGGCCGAGGCCGACATCATCCGCAAGGAAGGCTACTTCCAGTGGCTCCGGCGCGAGGAGCGGATCTACCTGAACGACCAGCAGGATGAATACGAGATGCCGGCGAACTTCGGTGAGCTGGAGTTCATCCGTCCAGGCAACTGGAACGGTGGTCCGCTGCGTGAAGTTACACCGTTCGATCTTCACACGATGTGGCAAGGAGCGGTGAACGCTGGCGGACAGCCACAGGTCTTCTATCGCAAGGACGACGGGCCGAACAACATCCTGCGAGTGAAGCTGTTCCCGACGCCACTGCTCGAACAGGTAACGCCACCTTCGACAGCAGAGGCCCCCTACATGATCGTTGCCTACTACGCGAGGCAACTGTGGCCCGCCGAGCCGGACTCGCAGCTCCCGTTCGTGCCGGCGAACGACATCGATGTTCTCATCTACGGGGCCGCAGCGCATGCGCTGCTGCTCGACACCGACCAAGAGAACGCTGCGAACATGGGAGCGGTCTACCTGAACAAGCTGCGTGATCTTCGAAGACGCAACAATCGTCTCCTGACGAACAAGATCACGCTGCGTAGCGCGGCCGATGTCTACAATGGAAACCTCGCAGGGCAAATCCCGCTCACGCGGGCAGCCTCGCTCAACCAACTGCTGGCCTTCTGATGACCAAGTGGCAGGAGTTCCCTCTCAGGCCGCAGGGCCAAGCGTGGCCCGGCCTGAACACACGCGGCGGCAAGCTCGATCCGGGCACCGGGCAGCTCGAAGACGGCTCGTTCAACGCGATCATCAACGAGGCCGACATCCTGGAGAAGAGGAAGGGCTTCGTGCGCGGCCTGGACGAGCGGTTCACTGGACCAGTGTGCGGCCTGTTCCGCTACACGGATGACTGCGGCATCGAGTATCTCGTGGTCGCCGACTCCGAGGGGATCTTCGTGCGCACGCCGTTCGACATCCCGGTCTTCCTGGGCTCGGACAGCCTGCCCAACGACGACTTCTCTGCGTCCGAGGTGGACACCACCCGGTGGACCAACACGACGGACTACCGCACCTTCCTGAGCTCCCTGACCCCTGCGCTCCTGGCTACGAACATCGATGCATCGGTCGTGCCCGAGAGCCGGTTCATGCAGTGGTTCAAGCCCGCTGCCCTGACCAGCTATCAGGTCGAGATCCAGTATGCCCTGGTCGCCGCAGGGGGCTCGCAGAACGTCTCCGTGGTCATCAAGCGGACCGGGGACACTTACCTCCAGGCCAACGTCAACCTGACGGGCACCGACTACACGGTCACCGTCCTGCTCGTCCAGGCGGGCGTCCAGACGACGCTGGCGACCAACGTCCTTGGGGGCTCGGAGCTCGCGAACGGCTTCCTGCGCCTTGGCTACGTGGCTGAGAGCCGCACCGTGATCTGCCGGGTGATCCCCTCCGGAGGCGATCAGGTCACGCTGACCACGCAGATCAACGAGGCCCAGGACAACAACCTGGGCCAGAACAGCGCAGTCGGCATCGTCAACGCGGTCTTGGCCAACCAGCCCGAGATCCTCAACGTGCGAGGGAGCTCCATTGGCTCGTAGATACGCAAGCTCGTTCACGCTTGGTAGCGACTTCGATTCGCTGGGGGTCAATCCCTACACGTTCTCCGGCGACCCTCGGGTTGCCACTGCTGCTGGAGGTGCAGTGTGGACAGACCAAGCCCAATACGTGCTCGCTGCTCCATCGTGCTACAGCGAAGTTCGAAAAGTGATCTTCTGGTGCGCGTTCCGCCACGAACAGACTGGGGGAGCTGGGGGATTCCCGTGTCGTGTCCGGGTCGCTCCGTCGTCTACATCGACCACCACGAGAACGCTGGATGCTCCCGAGATTACCCCAGGAACGCTCTACAATCTCGGGGCAGCGGGAGCGATCTTCGTTACTGGAGACATTGCGAACGAAGCGTGCTTCTATCCTACCAGCGCACGGCACAACACGATCATCTCGGAGCAGTTCGCGACGGCGGACAGTGGCGGATCACAGCTCGTCTGGCAGGAGTTCGATCGCTTCGAGGCAGCAGACCAGGACTTCTTCGCGGACTGGGACTCGGTTGCGGCGGCTGAGAACGATGACATCCACATCGGCTACCACCTCGCTGTTGAGCGCGGCGATGGAATCGAGTGGACTGGCTCGGGCACTGGTAACGTCAACAACCGCCCGGTGATCGTGGCTTGCGGGTTTGCTGTGGTGCAGGCCCCGGCAGCCACGAACAACATCCGAGTCCTGATCCCAGCAACCATGGGCGGCGTGTTCGGTGCGATGCCATCTGGCAGCTTCGGTCTCACCCGGTGCTTGCCGTTGTTCTGGAACGAAGCCGAGCGCGATGGGGACATCGAAGTTCGCTACGTCTCGATGGTGAAGAACACGGGCGGCAACATCGGCAGCTACTCGATCCAGATCAACGCAGTCCAGAACAACACGAACAACGAAACCTCGATCTTCGAGCAGAGCTTCGTTCTTGGCAGTGCGGCATTCCCTTCCTTGCTTGCGCGCAGCGACGACATCCGCCCGCTGCTGACCGATGGGATGACCTTGATGGTCAGGCATCGGAACGATCTCGCTGGGTTGCAGCCTGCACCCTACGGCTATTGGGAGATCACGCAGAAGGGGTTCAACACCACGACTGTCTCGTTCCACTGTGGAGGCGGCGCACAGGTCGCCACGGAGATCCCAGGCGGCCCGCCGGCCTCGTCCAATGACTTCGAGAAGAGCTCGGGTCTGATCGACCCGCTGTGGTTCCAGGACATGGAGAGCTACAGGTTCATCTCGACTCGCGTGCAAGGCGGCCTGCGCCACGTGAGCGAGGCGAACGAGGCGAGCCAGCGACTCATCCTGAACGCGAACCTGGAAGAGAACGTGGTGACGAGCCCGTTCAATTCGCCGTCGTCTCCAGGGGTCAACGTGAACCCGATCGCCGAGGAAGGCATCAAGCTGGTCAACAGCGAGCTCACGAGTGCGAACCCGATCAACCTCGCTGGCAAGCGCAAGCTGGTGTCTCGCTACGGTGGACTCTTGTGGACCGGCGGCACAGACGAAGAGCCGGGCGGCATGGGTCTGGTCTACGTGATCTCAGTCCCGAACACGGACATCGTTGAACTAGGACCGCTCTTCGATCTTGGATCCTTCGACGCCGAAGGCTGTGCTGCAACCAGTGCTGGCCTTGGTGAACCTCCAGTCCTGGTGATTACCAATGGCTCCACGATTCCTAAGAAGTTCAATCCGACTGCTGCTGGGAATGATGCTGAAATTGAGGATGCTGGCATCCCTGTTCCGTTCGAAGGAGAGACCCCGCAAGCAGTCGTCGGCGACACCGCAGCCTCCCCCGATGGCGGCCTCGAACTCGGCACCTACATCTACCGCTACACTTTCAGGAATTGTTGCACGGGGAAGGAAAGCGATCCCAACCCGGAAGACATCACGGTGGACACGACGACGGCATCGCCAGCGGCGCAAGTGACCTTGAGCTTCGCTGGGATCAGGATCCCAGCGGACCCGCAGATCTGCGAGATCTGCATCTACCGCACGATCAACGGTGGTGACTTCCCGATCATGGCGAAGGTCGGGTGCTTCAACGTCAACGACACCTCGGTCTTCGTTGATGATGCCAGCGACAGCTCGCTCGACTTCCTCAACGAGTCGATCTCGATCCTGAACGCGCCGATGCCGTGCGTGCCGATCGTCGTGGACTTCCGAAACAGGCTGTTCGGCATGGGCGACATCCCGAACCTCGCCACGATCGGAACGGTCTCGGTCACCAACGGCAGCGACATCATCGAGGGCAGCGACGACGTGACGTGGGATCGCTGCCTCGAAGGCAGGTTCATCAAGGTCGGCGATGACTGCCGCAACTACGAGATCCTCCGGATCCTCCCTCCGGAGGAAGGAAACTCGCCGGCAATCCAGCGACTCAAGCTCGTGGACACCTACGAAGGCGAGACCGACACCGGGCTCTCCTACACGATCTGCGGGCGGCCCAACCGGCTCTACTTCAGCGAGCCGCTCGAACCCGAGTATTGGCCGGCGGCGAACTTCCTGGACATCGAGCCCGGCGACGGCGATCGGCTGATGGGCGCGGTCTCGAACTTCGATCGTCTCGTCATCTGCAAGCGGAACAAGACCTACGTGCTCACGTTCCGCGAGAACCCTGGCGTTGAGGTGATTGTGCCTTCGCGCATCAGCAGCGACATCGGCTGCGTGGGGCCTCGAACCTTCGCGCAGGTGGAGTCGGGATCGGTGTGGCTCGCTGACCGTGGATTAGCGTTGTTCGATGGTCGTAGCGTCGGGCACATCCCCGAGTCGCAGAACATGAACACGATCTTTACTGACCCCGACAACGCGAACTACGTGCGGCGTGACCGCAATGGTCGCGTGATCGAAGCGGTTGGCGTGTTCGACCCGAGCCGCGAGAACTACCTGCTCCTGCTGCCCACGGTGCAGACGAACCGTGGCTGCAACATGATGCTCGTGTGGGACGTGGCACTGAAGAACATCACGCTTCTGAAGTTCTGCCAGGAGTTCCTCTCGATGGTCGTGGCCAAGGACGCGAGCGGCAACCAGCGTGTCTACGTCGGCGACACCAACGGCTTCGTCTGGATCTACGACCTGGGAGACTGCGATGGAGTCGGCTTCCCCAATGCAACTGGAACGGTTCGGGGCACTGTGTCCTTCGCCGGGATTGACTCGGAGACCGGGGCTTCCGTTCTCGATGACGATGGTGCGAGCTTCATCGAAGGTGGCATCCCCGGCCTCGCGGACCTGTCTGGAGTGGCGGGACTCTCTGGTTCGTTCGGAGGCTCGGAGATGGGTCTTGCCGGAGCTTGCGTCTACACCCGTCGCGTGGGAGCGAACTACGATGATCCATGGGTCGTTCGCCAGATCTACGCAGCGACCAACGGCCGCCTCTACGTCACGCCGCAGTGGGGACCTGACACGCCGTTCGATGAGACGGGTCAAGTTCAGTTCGAATACATGATCGGTGCGATCGAGCTCGATCTGACGTTCAAGCCTCAGAACCTCGGGACCGACGACATGAGCAAGCGCAACTGGCGCGAGATCGTCGTGCACGAGGTGGAGCAGTTCGCGTCGCAGCTCCGCGTGGATCTGCTGCCTGACTTCGGCTCCGTGGATCCAGAGGCCGATACGGTCGTGGACCCGGTGACTGAGGAGACCGGCGAAGGTCGCGTGTTCAGGATGGACTACGTGAAGGGTCGCCAGATCAAGCCGGTCGGCCGCCTGATCTACTTCTACATGGGGCTCCGCATGCGCAACTTCGCGCCCGAGGAACCCATCAGGGTCATCAACCATCTGCTCGGCGTCGCGCCAAGCCCAAGCAAGTGACAACCGCTCGCATCTGTGACATCGAGCCGTTCCGCTACCAAGCGACGGCACAACCACTCGGCGAGGAGAACGCGAGTGCGAACCAGATCAACGAGCAATACCTGGAGGACTACCTGTCCAGGATGCGCGAAGCCCTGTGCGCCGACATCCAGGGGATCATCGATAATACAGACGTTACTCTCAGCTTCCTGGAGCTCACCGACACGCCGGATACCTACGAAGGCGACGAAGGGAAGATCGTGGTGGTGAACGCAGCCGAGGACGGGCTGGAGTTCTTCCCATCGTCGTTCAGCGGGCAGAGCGACAAGATGGTGGTGGTCAAGAACTCGGAGGACGGCTTCGAGCTCCAAGACCAGCCTGTGCTCCCGAGCTACTTCCTCACACCGAACTTGGTCTTGATGTTCCCGCCGTTCTTCGCGTCGAACGTCTACGGCCCGACTCCAGTCTCGGTGACTGGAGCCAACGTAGCGATCACAGCGAACCCGGCGACCTTGCTTCAAGCGACTCCGCACTTCAGCTTCACTGCTGGTGCGGCACTAAACTCCAACGCTCTTGGTCGCGTCAGTGCAGCCTTCCAGTGTCTCCGAGGGAACGGAGCTCCACACGGTGGCTTCCGTCTTCGCTGGAAGTTCGGTCTCGATCAGTATGGGGCCGGAGCTCGCTGCTTCGTCGGTCTCTACTCCAGCATTGCTGCGCAACCGTTCACAACTGCCGACCCTTCTGCGATGACGGAAGTGATCTTCCTCGGGTTCGATGACACGGACACGACGTGGCAGATCATGCACAACGACAACGCTGGCACGTGCACCAAGGTAGATACGACGCTCTCGATCGACACAACTTCGCTGCTCGAACTCACGATCACGATGGAGTCCAGTGCCAGCCAGTTCGATTGGGTCCTGAAGAACCTGTCCACTGGTGACGAGTTCAGCGGGACCCCGAACAGCAACTTGCCACAGGGCGGCACTCCGCTGACCATTGCCATCCAGATCGGGTCTGCTGCCTCTGGCGTGCAAAACCGGATCAACCACGTGTTCTGCTCACTCGAAGCCGGGCCGAACTGAGTGACCTATGCCTCTACGAACTCTTCCACCGACCACTGGCCAGCCCGAGCAGGCTCCGCAGATGCCGCCGGCTCCTGGAGCCACGCAGCAACAGCAGGGTCTCCCTCCAACGGGACTTCAGCAGCAGCTCGCCTCGCTGAACAGCTACTACACGAACGTCCAGAACGCACGGATCCCTGGCATGCAGGGCCAAGGTGGAACCAGCATCGGCTTCGATGTTCGAGCTCACCAGTTCGGCAACGCGGAGTCGATGGGGCTCGGAGCCGAGCTCGAACAGGACGCGGAGATCGGCTCCACGTCGCTCGACGCGATGGCTCGCAATCTCGCGCAACGCTACGGCATGCCGATTGGTCGTGGCCGCATCGTGGACGAGTATGGCAACTTCCTGATGACCCCGCAGCAGATGGCGGACGCGAGCGGCGGCTCGCTCACGCTCGGCGAGGCTGCGGCGCAGATGAACTACATCAGCCAAGCTCTCACGCGCCGGCAGAACGAAGAGCAACAGGCCAAGGGCATGGCTGCGCTCCAGTCCGGTCTCGGGCAAGTGCAGTCGCGTGGCCGTGGCTCGCTCGCGGCGATGATGTCCGGCTACTACCAGGACATCGCTGATCTCTACGCGAACAAGGAATACGAGGCTGCGGACTTCTCCTACTACATCGAGAAGGAGAAGCTCGATATCGAGACCGAGCTCCAGCGTCGGGCCGAGAAGGCCGCGAAGAAGGGGGCTCGGCAGAACTTCGTGGTCGGTCTCGCACTGACCGTGGCGTCGCTCTACACCGGCAACGTTGCGGGCATCACCGCAGGTGCGGGCATGATGTATGGCTCCGGTGAAGGAACAGGGTGGTTCTGATGGCACGCACTAGCAAGACTGTGATCGGCGGCGGCGAAGGCGAACAAGGCGAGCGCATGATGAAGGCTGCGGCCGTTGGAGCCGAAGCCCAGGCGCGCGGGCACCGCGAGCTCATGGAGCAGAAGCGGGCCAACATGGACAACGCTCTTCGAACAGCGAGCCTCGCTGCCGATGTGGTCGGTGCCGGAGAGCAGCGCAACATGCAGCGTGAGCAGTTCGATCGCCAGATGGCGCAGCGAGAGAGCGAGACCGAGCTCGAAGCGGCCAAGGCTGGGTTCGAGCGCGGTCCTGCCGGCGAAGAAGCACCACAAGGACCCCAGGCTCGCGGCGTGCCGGCTGCCGAGCAGCCCTTTCCGCAGCAGGGAGCCGAGGCCGAGCCCGGCTCAAGAGCCTCGCAGCTCGAAGCCGAGATGGCGAAGGGCGAGCAGCAGGGCACGCTCGGGCCGATCGGAGAACGCGAGCAGCGGAACCTCCAGGAGCAGGGCGGCAAGAAGATGGAGATGGACCATCGCGGCCGTTGGAGGATGACTCCGGAGGCGAAGAGCGCGCAGGAGCGGGAGGCGAAGCGCAAGGACTTCGAGGCGGACACGGATCGCATCCGAGCCATGGCGTATCGCCAACAGCTCGCGCAGTCCGCCGCGAAGAACATGATGGAGGACAACCAGGAAGCCTACGACGAAGACGCCAAGCGTCTCGCGGGCACCGCGAACGATCGCCAGAAGCAGTTCGATCGCCTGATGAAGAGCGAGAACGTGAGCGGCGAGGACTGGAGCGACCTGGAGAAGAGTGCGACCGAGATCGAAGGCATGGATGCCACGCTCATGGCGGACATCAAGGCCAAGAACTTCTCGCCGCGCGTGAAGCAGCACCTTCGAGCTCGCATCGGCTACGACGCACTGAGCTCGATCGTGGACAGCCAGGGATCAACGAAGTTCTTGGACATCGACCAGACCAACCCTCAGTGGCAAGCGTTCGAGCGCGAGCGGACGAACGTGAACATGGAGATGCAGGGCAACCCGGCTCTCGCTGCGATGACTTCGATCCGCAACACGCGCGACAAGATGAACTTCCTCAACGTGATGGCGGCGGGGCGCGTGCTGATGGGCATGGCTCGCACTCCAGCCGGCAAGGGTCCTGGCGGCATGACTCCTTCGACGATGGGTCCTGGTGAGCCGGGAGCTCCCGAGGAGCAGCCGGCAGCACCTCCAGCTCACTCGCAGCAACGGCCGTTGCACGGACGCGGCGTTGAGGCAGTGCGAGGAGCCAGGGCTGCTGGAGCCACGCCAAACGAAGCTCTGCAAAAGGGGCAGGCTGCTGACCCCACAGGTCAGTTCGGCGTGCCGCCGCGTCGTCCGGAGTATCACGAGATCAGGAGAGCAGGTTTGTGAGCAGCACCGACCCAGGCCGCCTTCTTCCCGAGACCGATTTCCTGCTCGATCAGAAGCGTGCGGCCTACGGGTCGGCACTCACCGAGCTCAACGGAGGAGATCCGCTGGTCGATCCGCCAGCCTTCGGTCAGCCGAAGTATTGGCAGGTGGAAGCCCAGCGCAGGCTCTATCTGGAGCGCGAGCGCAGCAAGAAGATCAATTCGGTCTTCGCTGATCCACAGAGCGGCTGGGGAGAAGTCCGGACGTTCATGGACGGCGTGTTCGAGCGTTACAAGACGCAGAACGAGTCGCAAGTCATCAAGGTGCCGAAGGACGAGAACGAAGCCTTGGCGCAGATGCAGCAGATGAAGCCTGTCATGGTGGATCCGAACGAGGTGGCCAACATCCGCCAGCTCGTCGTGAACAAGCTGATCCCTGCGCTCAAGCTCGCCGATCCTCGCTTCGACTTCTGGAGTGATCCTCGCACGTCGAACTACGCGCAGTGGCTCAACCGTGAGTCGGGACCCGGTGAAGTCGGGTTCATGTCGAGCGGCGAGCAACAGCGTCCCTCCATGGGGCCGGTCGCGGAGACGGCGATTGCAGCGTGGCAGGGAATCGAAGGTGTCGGGCACGTCGCCAACTGGGCCAGCCACGGCATCTACGACCTGGGGCGGCGAGGCATCATGGCTCTCGGTGGACCAGACGTTGGCCCGAGCTACCCGACGAACTGGATCGACAACGACAGCGGCGAGCGTGTGTTCAACGCCGGCAAGGTCCCCTCGGTCATGGACGGGCTCGTGATGGCGTGGAGCTACGCGACGAACTCGAACATCGAGAAGGACGTGGCCGAGTCCGGGCGCGTGCAGCAGTGGGAGGAAGCGACGCGAGCCGGCTTCCGTGGACTCGTCAACACGGTGAGTCGTGGCGGCGGCGAACTTCTCGGAATGGGACCGCTGTTCGGCGCGTTCGGCGCAGTCGGGCAAGCGGTCGTGAAGGGTGGCGGCACTCTCACCATGGCGGGGCTGAAGGCACTCGGTGGTCTTCGATTAGCGAAGGGCATCGAGAGCAGCAAGCGTGCGCTGAAGATCATCGAGTCATTGGGCAAGGTGAGTGGCACTGCGGCCGGGTGGGCTGCCCTGGAATCCGTCAACCAGGGTCGCATCGATGGCTACGGCGCGGCCTACCTCCACGGGCTCGCGATGTCGCCAGTGCTGATGACGCTCGGAGCTCTTGGCAAGAAGACCGAATGGTTCGCTGCGAACCGTGCCCACATGCCGGGCTTCGCTGCTCGCGCAGTCGCGGGAGCACTCGAAGGACTCGGGTTCGGCGGCGTCGAGACTGCGATGCCGGAGGTTCTGCCGGCGAGCTGGGGCTTCATCAGGAATCCGAACGAGAGCACGGCCGAGATCTTCTTGCGCAACATGCTGACGTTCGCACTGGTGAAGTCGGCCTCGGGTCGCACGTTCACCGACGCTGATCGATCTGCGATGACCGCATTCAATCGTGGGGTTGCCAGGGCACAGCTAGCCGAGAAGATGGCGGAAGGAAAAGCGACTCAAGAAGAGGTGGCCGCAGCGCCGATAAAGGACAAGGGCAAGCTGGAACGGCTCGGCAAACTGAGTCGCGCGGCCAAGGACCCGAACCTCCCTCCGGAGGAACGAGCCGAAGCGTTGCGCTCTCAACGCGAGCTCGAAAGCGAGCTCGATCGCGAGGAGTTCGGCGGGCGCGAGGTGCAGCAGAACGTGGAATCGGACATGGAGAAGATCTTGGAGCAAGCGAAGCTGCCCGAGCAGCGAGGCGAGCCGACTCCAGTCGCGAAGCCGGAAGCGAAGCCCTACGTGGCCAAGGGCTTCCTGCCAAAGCGTGAGCGCATCAAGGCAGAGGTGGAAGAAGAGCTCGCGAAGGCCAAGGAGACAGAAGTCAAGCCTGGGCGGATCAGCGAGGAACGGTATCGAGAGATCAGGGAAGGTGTTACCATGGAAGGCAAACGTGGAACATCTTCGGAAATGCTGGAAGTGCGGGGACCTGCACGCGAGGCGAAACCAGAGCTACTGCCTGAAGTGCCACGCGAAGGCGATGCGGAAGTGGCGAAGAGACCACCCGCTGAAGGGCGAGGCGAGACGGCGCGCGAACGCGCGGAGCTACGCGAAGGTCTACCTGAGTCGCGGAAAGCTGGTGAAGAAGCCCTGCGAGCAGTGCGGGGACAAGAAGAGCCAGATGCATCACGACGATTACGCGAAGCCGCTGGAGGTGAGGTGGCTGTGCCGGGCGTGCCATCTGGAGCTCCATCACGCGCGGAAATGAGGATTGGAGAAGCAGGACCGCACGGCGTGCGCAGCGGGCCAGGGTCGTTCCAGCAGCCCCCGACGACGCAGATGGAGCCGACTCCAGGAGTCGAAGGGACGAGCCAAGCCGAGATCTTCGCCGCGATGGGCGGCAGGCCGGGGCGCGGGGGATTGCGCATCCCAGGCACAGCCACGCGCCTTGGCGGCGACCGTGGCGACTTCGTTCAGACGGCGATGCGGTTCGGCAAGGTGCTCGGGCGCGGCGTGGAGGGCTTCTACAACCTCTTCGGCAACCTCGCTCGCGTGAAGGGCGGCCGAGACATCGTGGTCGGCTCGCACGAGTGGTCGCACGCGATGCACCGCCGCATCGTCGGTGGAGGTGGTCGTGCGTTCAGTCGCGGAGCTCGCGGCCAGATGGCGGCTGTGATGCGCTCTCCAGAAGGGGCAGCGATCCGGCGGGACATGGACACGATGTTGGCCAACTACCCGAACTCGCAGAACCTTCCCGGCTGGCTGCGATGGGCAGAGACCTGGGCCGAGTGGCACGCGAGGAACCTGCTCGGCGAAGTCGGACTCGATGCACAGGTCCCCGCACTCTCTCGCTTCATGCGGTCGTGGTTGGCCGAGCCGCGACAGGAGCACCTCCGCGAACAGTATTACCGGATCCAGGGTCTCATCTCGCGCTACAACCAGCAGGGAGCTCGTGGACGACTGCGGCAGAGTCAGGTCAGCGGAGCGCGGCCACTCGGACCAGAGCAGCGGGCGCAACGACCGAACATCTTCCGTCGAGCGGTCACCGCTCTGAACAAGGCGATGCTCGACGACATGGCGCAGCTTAAGCAGAGCCAGGACCGCTGGCTCAACGCAATCGGTCGCCGGCCCGAGGACGTGACGATCATGGATGATCCAGCGAGGATGATCGACACGCTGGGTATGACCGTGAACAAGGTCGTCGAGCACTTCGTTCTTCGCGGCATCCGGCTCCCAGGCTCGCGTGATGTCGTGCCAGGACTCGCGAGCGTCATGGATGCGGTGCGTGGTCGCGAGCAGGACTTCCAGGACTACGTGGTCGCGATCAGGAACATGGATCTCTTCCGGCACGGCCGGAGCATCAGCCTTACGCCAGAAGATCTCACGCACTCCGTCAGGCAGATCACCGAGCAACACCCGGACTTCGTGGAGATCGGTCACAACCTGAAGCGATGGACCGACGCACTGATCGACTGGGTTGCAATGGCCGGCAACATCAGTCACGAGGATGCCGCGAAGATCAAGGACAAGTATGTGATCTACGTCCCGTTCTTCCGGCACCTCGAAGGCCCAGCGCAGCACGGCCAAGGTCGTGGCGTCGCCGAGCGCGGCACCGGACTCGCGCGCATCGAAGGCATCGAGGCCGAGGTGGTGGACCCGTTCGTGAAGCTCCAGCAGGTGGCGCGCAGTCTCGTGGCGAAGGCGCACCAGCATCAGGTCATGGAGTCGCTCTACAAGATGGCGATGGGCTACGAGGCCGGCGGCCTCGCCTCGGTCGTGAACCGCACGAACGTCCCGAAGGAACATCCCCTCCACCGGGTCTTGGATGCGATCGAGCAGGGAGCCAACGTCCCGGCCCAGCTCCAGGACACGCTGTCGCAGACCTTCGACGCCCTACGGCAAGCCGATGCGCTCGACCCGCAGACGATCACCCTGTTCAGCCAGAAGATCGTGCCGACCGGGGAGCGATCGATCATTGCCGTGACCCCGAGGCTGTCGGAGGAAGAGATCATGCGCCTGACAGCCCTTGGCGGCGACCAGCGGGCTCTCCGCGAGCAGAACGGCAAGCTGCAATGGATGGAGGTGGACGCACGGGCCTACGAAGCCCTGATGGGCGTGGACAAGCTCCCCCAGCTCCCGAGCTCGATGCAGACCGTGTTGCAGTGGGCTCAGGCTCCCAGGGACCTGTTCCGGTTCTTCGCAACCGGCGTGCAGCCGGCATTCGTCGCGGCGAACATGATCCGCGATGCGTTCTCGGCCCCGCTGTTCGACCGCAACGGGGATTTCCGGCCGCTCGGCGGCCTGTGGTCCCTGTTCCGGGGGGCGATCGAGTATCACCGCAACGGAGCGATGCGCGAGCTCTACGAGGAGCTCGGGGCCAAGTCGTCGTCGTTCTGGACCGAGGGTCGTCAGCGGTCCCTGATCGGCGAACAGATGACCCTGTGGCAGCGAACGAAGTCCTGGGCGGACAACGTGCAGAACTGGTTCGCGCACCCGGAGAACTACATCCGCATGGATGCTTTCAGACGTGGCTACCGGGAAGCCATCGCGGAGGGGCGGACAGAACAAGAGGCTCGTTTGCGTGCGCTCGAAGCTGGCCGCGAGATCACCGTGAACTTCGCGCGAGCTGGCGTCCTGGCGCGCGTGGCCAACCAGTTCATCCCCTACTTCAACGCGGGCCTCCAGGGTCAGCGGAAGCTGTGGGGAGCACTCCTGGCCGGCGGCGTGGACACGAAGGGCGATGAAGCGAAGGCTCGCATCCAGCGTGGCATCTTGCTGAACGGCATCGCGAACATCACGGTTCCGACACTGGCCATTTGGGCCATGGTCAAGGACGAGGATTGGTATCAGGATCTCCCCGAGTGGAGGAAGCTCGGCTACGTGAACTTCAAGGTCGGCGATCAGATCGTTTCGATCCCGACGCCGTTCGAGGCAGGTGTCCTGTTCGGCGGCATCCCGCAGCTTTGGGCAGACCGCATGTTCGGCAAGAACCCAGCGCAGATGAAGTCGGCCTTGGCCTCCCTCGCCGGTCCCTACCTCGAAGTCGGCAACATGATCCCCACGATCCTGAAGCCAATCCTCGAAGTGGCAACGGGGCACAACTTCTTCACTGGCCGCCCGCTCACGCCGGAGTGGATCGAGCGTGGAATGCCGCGCAGCGAGCAATCGACCTTCTACACGACCGAGACTGCCAAGGTCATGTCCAAGGCGATCGGCGGCCTGCTCACGCCGATCCAGATCGAGCAGCTCACGGGCGGCTACACCGCTGGAGCCGGCATCGCCGGCATGCGTGCGATCGACGAGCTCGCTGGTCTCAAGGATCACCCCGGCATCGCAGTCAACCCGTTCGTGCGGTTCTTCAAGCAGACCGAGCACGGCCAGTCGGACTTCGTGGACAAGCTCTACGACCTGAGCGTCAGGCTGGAGCAGAACGAGGAGACCCTGGCCGGCTGGGAGAAGGGGCTCAAGGCCCAGGTGGACACGGCCAAGCGGCACATCTCGGATCTCCGCAAACGACAGAGAGCCGGCGAGATCTCCCGTGAAGAAGCCGAAAAGAGAAGCTACGAACTGGCTCGTCCACTCGTAGAGAAATCGAGGCAGCAGCGATGAGATCCGAGACCAAACTCACCCCGGACAAGACCTGGATCCCCGTTGGCGTGGCCGTTGCCGGCCTGTGCTCCTTCGTGGTCGGCGCGTTTTGGGTCGGTCTTGCCTACCAGCGCATTCTGAGCAACCAGGACGTTCAGGGCGAAACGCTGACCCGGCTGGAGCGCAAGCTGGACGGTCTAGGCAGCGAGTTCATGTCCAAGAAGGACTTCGAGATCTTCGTGGAGTCGCTCAGGGCTGGCAATCCTGACCTGAACGTGCCTAAGATGATGCGATGATCGAAGATCGTGATCGCGGCGTTCCTGTTCGAGACTGGCGGCTCAACCTAGTCCTGTTCTTCGCCCTGCTGATGTGGTGCGGAGCCGTGGGCGTGGTCGTGTGGTGGCTGACGCACTAGCCGTCGAGAGCCTTCTGCACAGCCTTGAGGTAGCGCAGGATGCGCTTCTCGGCATGTTCGTGGCGAACGCGGACACGCTCCTTCCACTCTTCTGCGGTCATGCTCCAAGTCTTGGGCTTCTCAGTCAGGAGATAGCTTGGGTCTGCATAGAACATGTGACCGCTGGAAGGGCGCGAGATGCGACGGAGGCGGCGAGCTAGCTCCAGCTCGCTGCTGCTGAGTAGTGAGTCTTTCATAGGTAGTTCGATGCGAGGAACATCCTCGATCATCGATCATCCTATTTTATCCGACCTGTCAAGACCCGTTGAGCGGGAGCCAGTGATCGAGCAGCTCCAAATGCGCTGAAGGGCCGAACAGCGAGCGAAGAAACTTTTTGTCGATGGAATCCCAGGCGATTGAACGACGACCTTGCGCGAGTTTCGCAGCAACGTCGAAACTCAACGCCGCGCATTCGGTGTCCCGAGCCCAACAGATGAGGGACAGAGCTCCAGCCTTGTTGGCTGCTTCGAGCTCGTTCCACTGGTGCGGCAGGAGTCCAGGCGAGCAGTTGATCGGCAGGTTGGTCCGGTGGACCCACTTCGCTTCGATCAGGATCGCGCGGCCGATCTTCGTGTAGCCGAAGAAGTCGCACGGCGTCTGCTGCATCTCCTCTGGCACCTTGAAGAACCGGCAGACCTGATGGTCCGCGAGCTCACGTCCGGCCTTTCGCAGCAGCAGCTCTAGCGCGTTGGTCATCGTTGATCGCAGAGCTGAACGCTTTCAGGGCAGCGTTGCAAGCAGCATCGATCTCCAGGTTGCCGATCGGTCGCACGGCCAGCTTCTTCCCGAGCTCCTTGTCGATTTCGAGGTAGCGTTGCCAGAACGCATCGCTCGGCGAGTGTTCAAGGAACTCTCGCTCGTAGAGCTCTTCCATCTTGGCCGAGAGAGCCTTGACCTTAGAACGGCACTTCTGATCGGTCAGCGTTGCCAAGTTGATCCCATCCTTCCTGGTTCATCGGGACTACTGCGGGCTCGGCGAGCTTCTGGCCGCCGGTCAGTGCCTCGCTCCAAGCCTTCATCTGCTTCCAGCGGTCAACCCAGGCGGCCACGTCCCCTTCGGCCAGCTTGATGAGGTTCCCGAGCAGTTGCATGCCGCCGCGCGTCAGCGTGTAGCGCACCGTGTAGGCATTCGCTTCCTTGACCCGCTCGAACACGTGCAGTGCGAGCATGCGCGAGAGCCAGTTGTGCGCGTGGTTGATCTCGCGCCCGGTCAGGCTCACCACCTCCGATTGCCCGAAGGGAGTCAGCAGCGATTGCAGCCGGCTGATCGCGATGGCTGGATCTTCGAGCCCGAGCTCCACGGTAATCATGCGCTCGGCCTCGAAGATCTTGACCACTTCCTGCGACTCGCGCCGCTTGTAGCTGTAGATGTCGTAGCCGGAGACGTTCCACGTGTGCAGCAGCCAGTTGGCAGCCCACTCCACGTGAACCTTGCGCACGTGCACGCTGTAGGGGTCGTGCTTCGGGTGGCTGAAGACGCAGTTAGCCACGGCTACCGCGATGCGCAGCAGGCTGTAGCTCTTCTCCTCCGGAGTGAAGAGCGGGAGCTGCTCGGCGTCGAAACGGTCTTTCCAGTCGATGCAGCACTGCTTGGAGTAGTCTTCGGCGTCTGGATCGATGAACACCTGCGTGGCGTCCTGCGACCATGCCCGAAGGATCAGGGCGCGCGTGCGCTCCTTCGTCCAGAACTGCTCGCACGAGTCGAGCGTGAACTGGCTCGGCTGGCAGTTGATCGCGAGCCCGAAATCGAGCCGAGCAAGGGTCTCTGGTGCGCCATACAGAGCTCCAAGGTGCTCGCAGTCGAATTGGAAGTTGCGCCGCTTGTTGCGCATCCAGTTCGCGATCGTGACCAGACGCACGGCCGCAGGAAGGTCGCGGTTGCCGTAGATCTTCACGCCGCTCGCAACGCCATCATCCCGAGCTGACTGCATCCAGCTCATCGGGTGCTCGTGCGGGCTGTTCTGCACGAGGAAGTGGAACTCGTCGAGCATCACCATCTTGCCGTTGCAGCGAGGCAGCACACCGGGCTTTAGCAAGCCGTCCTTCCCAGCTCCCATCAGCAGGCCAGCACGGCTCATGTTGGACACGGCCGTGTGGTGGATCCCGAGCGCATGGAACTCCAGCAGCCGGCGGAAGGTCAACGACTTGCCGGTGCGCGTGTCGCCGAACACGCAGATGTCGAGCCATGCTCGCTGCACTGCGCCGAACAGCTTCGCGCGCAGGACTGAGTGCATCAACAGGTCGTGCGCGATGTGGATGTCTTGGCGGCCGTAGATCTTCGTGACGTGGTAGCTCAGGTCCCGAGCTCGAAGAGCGAAGAACTCATCGATCGCTGACACGTCATCGGTGAAGGCGGGGCAGGTTTGTAGGAGCTCCTGCATTACCGGGGCTAGGTCCACTTCGGCCTTGTCGAGCTGGCGCACTCGATCAGCGAGGAACACGACTCCGTTGCCTCTGGCGTTGGGATACGCCACTCCTTCGATCTCCATCTCTCCGCTCAGGCTCGGAGGGTCAGGGCTGAAGATGTGGAGGCTGCGCTGCGTGCTGTCTTCGACCTTGCCCGGCAACATCCCGCGCCACTCCGAGCCGTTGTTCACATCGACGGGGACCACCTCGATCCGTGGACAGCCCTTCGGCCGTTGGATCACGTCCCTGATGATCTTCTCGGAGACGTTTTGTTGCTCCAGGCCCACGGCCAGTTCTCGCTGAAACGATTGCACGTCGATCAGTCGATCAGGAAACTGCCGAGCTCCAGGACACAAGGAGCACGCAGGATGCTGGCCCATCTCACACTTCATCTCGAAGACGCTACTGAGCGTCACATCGTCTCTAGCTATTGCTTCAACCTGCACGCGCGTCCGGACGGGCTTGTGGACTACTCCGAACACTTCGCCGAAGGGAAGATCGATAATCAGCTTCCCGTAGTCCGGCAGATCATCGAACGGAAAGGTCTCCCAATCCGAGAGGTTCCGCCCGCCGGCATCGACCCAATCGCGAAAGTCACCGCCGAACTTCTCACGGGGATCTACCGGGCACTTCATCACTGTGACCCGACAGCCGAGACTCGCGAACAGTGGGGAGACCTTCTGAAGAAGGTTGCGCAGTCGTTGCTCTAACGACTGGCGCGCGTGGTCCGGGTTCTTGCCGGGCTTCGTCTCGACGTAGTAGCCCGCGTAGTCCGGCCCCTGGAAGACATCGTTGTCGTAGCCGATGTAGACCGGCTTGCCGTGGATCACGCGCGGAATGTCCTTGGGCTGCGGGCAGCTCGTGGCCCCTGCTGTCCACGTGCATACGTGCCAGCCTTGCTCGTGGAGCTTGAGCCTCACAAGTGCAGTCAGCACGTCGGACTCCCCCTCCAACAGCATCACCTTGTCCGAGCTCGCGCCTGGGTTGCGAGTGGGGCTAGGCCAGATCCCTGGCCCGCCGCTCCCGCCTGGGGTCCCATGCCACATCCACTTCAGCTTCGGGTTGCCTGGGTTCCAGCCCCGGTAGCGATCGAGCAGGTTGCCCTTCTCGTCACGGCTCGCGAACACGATCCAGCCACGGATCCACCCGATCTCTAACTGGGCGAGGAGAACCGGGTCGTCGAGCTTCCTTTCAGCCAGCAGAGCTCGCGAAGGCTCGGCGTCCTTGTGGTCCCACAGGTCCCTGATCGCGGCCTGGAGGATGCTCTCCGTCATCCTGGGAGGCATGCCTCGCTGGGTCTTCGGCGGCCGTTTGGCGTCGGGCAGCGTGACCTTCAGACGTTCGGCGAGCTGCTTGCAGAGATCCCAGGGCTTCTTGCCGGTGTGCTTGCTCAACCAGTCGAACACGTCGGCCTTGGTCGAACACTGGTGGCACTTCAGGTAGAGCTGATGAGTGAAGCTCGCTGATCCAGACTTGTCGCCGCAGAGCGGGCAGAGGAAGCCGGTGGTCCAGTCTCCTTTGAGTCTTGTCCCTTCCCTGTTGTGTCGAACACCGAACTCGGCCAAGATCGCGTCTGCCTGAGCAGGTATCGCTTCCTTGACCAAAGTGAATGCGTTGTCTGCCACGGACTGAGCCTCCGGAATGGCAAACGGGCTGCCCACCTAGCCAGTGGCGCAGCCCGTTGTTTTGTGATGATCGCTCTTCGCTATTCGTCGCGGCTGTCGTCACTCGATCCGAACTTACCTGCTTCATGGGCGGCTGCCACTTGCATTGCGAGAGCCCGTGCAGCTTCCTGCACCTGGGGGGGCACAGTCTCCCGCTGAACCCACTTCACTTCAACAAGGTGCGTGATGGAGTCTTGGCCGTTCACCTTGTCGGTTCGGCTGCTGGCCCACAAGACCAGCGGGTGAGCAAACAGCGGGTCAGGGCTCATTCCCCAGGCCGAGATGAGCTTCTTGCCCGCCTTGTAGTTGGTGCGCTGGAAGCGCAGAACTGCCGGTCCGAAGGGGGTCAGGACCGTGAAGTTGTTGGACTCCGAGCAGGCCGGCGGACGGTCGTGTTCGTTGTCCCAGTCCTTGTAGGGGCACTCCGCGCAGGAGCCATACCTTGTGCCCGTCACTGCATCCTTGGAGCGACACTCTTCGAGGCCCGCGTGCTCGGGCCGGTTCTCCTTGGGGAACAGGGTGCGGCTCTTCGTGTGAGCCACGGGAAGCACACGGAGAGGGGGCTTGAACGGTTCTTCCGCGCCGGTCAGCCAGAAGAGCCCGGCCCGAGCTCCTTCGACGCCCTTCTTCACCTCGTCGCTACTGCCCTGGAGCATCTTGAGCGTGGGGAAGATCAAGTCTGCGGCGTCGATGTTCTCGCGCCCGCTGTTGTCCACCTTCTTGCTCCCGTAGGTCACAGGAAGCAGGTCGCTGCCGTTGAAGTCGCTGGGTTTCCAGATCACTAGTTCTTGTTTTTGTTCTTCGCTCATGGTTCTTCGTGTTTCTTGAGAACGAGGACAAGCGGTTCTTCGTCGTTGCCGTCGAGCTTGTCCACCACTCGATAGCGACGCTGGCCAACGTAGAAGTCGGCCTCTACTTGGACTTGGATCATCTTGTCGGGATACGTGGCGAGTTGAATCCCGGACTCAAAGTCGATGCAGACCGTCAGGTGCCGCGTGGTCACTCGCGCCCCTTCCACCCTGTAACTCGCATCGCCGGCCGGGTGCTGCACTGCAAGAAGGCAGGGAAGTCGTCGTCATCGAGCTTCTCCTGCTCGATCTGCCGCTTCACGTATTCGACGATTGCAGGCTTGTGCGGGATCGTGACCAGGAAGTCGGCATCGTCGCCGACCGTGTTCCTGAGCCACTGCCTGATTTCTTCGAAGTTCTCCTGCACTACGCGGATCGAGACCGTGTTGACCAGGGTTGGCGTCGTGCCGTCTTCGAGCTTCACGCTCTTGATCTTCTGTTCGAGCATGTAGTCCACCAGCTCCTGTTCCTTGGCTCGGCGAACTGCATCGTGCTCGTCGCTGATCTTCTTTGCTGCGTCGTAGGCTGCACGAGCCTCGTAGTAGGTCTTGATCTTGACTGCTAGGGCTTCGTTCATCGTTGTTCGTGGGCTTCGAGAAGATCGAGTGCCTTGCGCAGAGCCACCTTCAGCTCGGCCTTGCCCCAAAACGTGACGGCTGCACTGTCGTCGTCGCCGGGACGGTGAATGAATGGGCCACGAATCTCCTTCGGGAGCTCTGGTTGGTCAACGCTGACTGGCAGCTCCAGGTAGAAGCGGACCCCGGTGAACGTGCCTTCTGGCGTGGTCTTCGAGATGATCTCGACTCGATCGGTCATTTCTTCGGCGTAGATGTTGACTCGCATTTTGGTTCCAAGAGCTCCAGCAGGAGAGTGTAAGTGCGGCCGGGGAAGCTGGAGACGTAAGCCCCGATCGCTTGTTCTAGGGTGCACTTGGCGCGTTCCTTGTCGTCGTGCCACCAGTGCATGAACTTCTGGACTTCGTTCACGTGATAACTCCCGCCAGGACAGCAGCACAACGGGTATGGCATGCCGCAGCACCAGCAGTAACGAGAACCGATCATCGAAGATAAAAAGCAGGGCCGGCGAGCTTCGGGAAAAGGGGAAGAAGGAGAGTCAAGCTCTTTACGTCCATTGCGGACAACGGCCCTGCGCGTGTGCGAAATGCGATGCAGCCACCCTGCGGTTCTAGGGAGGGGGATACTTGGCCATCCTGGTCTTGATGGCTGGTGACTGCACCGCGGTGTTCAGTTTCCTCGGTAGTTCTTGTAGTCATCGTAGGACTCGAAGCCATCCTCCGACGTGAAGGTTGTATCTTCGCTCTTCTCCTGCATCAAGAGATCTTCGTTCTTCTTGAGGTAGGCATGGAGCCCAGGGTAGTCCTTGATCCAAGCCTGCTCGAACAGCCAGAGCAGGTAGGACGCAGGGATCTCCTTGAGCTGCTTGCCCTTGTGCTTGCCCCAGCCGATTCTGGTCGTGTCCGTCCAAGGTGCTTCAGGCATCAGAGTGTCCAGTTTACTTCGCTCTTCGCGCGTAGCGTGAGCCGATAACGCCACAGGCCACGCACCATGTGTTGCCGCTCCACTGTGTGGCCGCCGAACTTCGATTTGCGGAAGTCACGCAAGCGTGCGCTGATGCTCGCCTGCGGGATGCTCAGAGCTTCCTCGATGTCTCCAAGCGTGCGCCACTTGTTGTCGCTCATCAGCTCGAAGACCCTGGCTAGCTGCCGGTGCAGCCGATCGCTATCGCGTGAGTCGTCGAACGTCTCCCCGTCGAAGCTAGCCATCGCCTGTGTCCGTAGGTAAAAGGCCAGCGGTGTCCTTGGTCCCTCCAGGACCGCCCTGCGGTCGGACACCGCTGGCGATCACTCGGCGCATGTGTGTTGCCATGCTCTGAGCGATCTGAAACTTGGTGCGAGCGATGTGGAGCTGCTGCTCACTCATCAGCTTGGTGCGCAGCTTCGACTCCAGTTCCTTGACTACTTGATCGATGCACCAGAGACAACGAGCTCGCTCGTTGGTCGTGGCCTCGATCGCTGCTGCGGTCGCCGCATCGGTGAGCTTCTTCTTGAGGCTCATTCCTTCGCCATCTCCCCAGTGATGTCCCGCACGGCGACCAGAGCTACCTCTGCGAGAGTGCCCATTATGAGAGCCCACTTGTAGGGCCAGTCGTTCTCGTAGTTCGGGAACGATTGCGCCACGGTCATCATCTTCTTGAGCTTCTCGTGGAGCTCGATCATCTGAAACAGATAACCGTGATCCGTGACCCCTCGCTCGATCACGCCCTGCGCGAAGAACTGGATCGTCGCGATCATCGAAGCGTTGTGATCCTTGATCTCTCCCATGCTCCAGCGGAATCGGTCACGCTCGTATTCGTGCGCGAACCACTTCTTGATGCGTGCTCTAAGATCCATCTTCGTTGTTCACAGGGGTAGCAGCGTCGGGCCGCAGCAAGACCCGGCAGATTAGCCGAGCTCGCTCGTCAGCGGTAGGGCTGGTGGCTTCCCAGTCTTCCGCCAGTGCGATCATCTCCTGGGGGGTGCAGCCCAAGGCTTCGAAGATCAACGGGAGCTTCTCGATCGTCGGGTTGCGGGAGTGCGACTCGTAGCGACTCACCGCGCTATCGTGCACACCACACCTGCGGCCGAGCTCGGCCTGCGTGATGTTCAGCGATGCTCGAACGAGACGGATGGCACGTGCGTAGTTCCAGCCCATTAGAGGTTCTCCATGAGTTCAGCGATCGTCACTGTTCGAAGAGCCTGCTCTGCGTCCACGCCCTTCGCCAACAGCTTCTTGTGAATCAGTCGCTCGATCGTGTTGCGCACGATCGGGATCTGCACGTTGACCGTGCCCTTCTGCCCGAAGCGATGCGCTCGATCTTCGCCTTGCGAGTTCATCGCAGGGGACCAGTCGCGCGTGAGGAAGATCACATCCTGGCATCGCGTCGCGTTCCAGCTCTCCGCGATCTTCACCTGACACAGAAGCACGTCGAACTGGCCGCCTTGGAAGTCGGTGACAAACAGGTGCTTCTCTGCTGCGCTCAGGTCGCCGTGCAGCACGCGGCTCTTCACGCCCAGGCTTGCGAACTTCATCTCCAGCCAGAACATCGGCGCGTTGAAGCGGGACAGGATGATCGGAGCCCCGCCTTGCTTGAGCACCTGAGCGATGGTCTCGATGAGCCACACGATCTTCGGGGAGCTAGGCAGCATGAGCTCATTGGGCCGCCCCTTGATCTTCTCCGCTAGCTTCAGCGAGTCGCCGAGCTTCTCCATCAAGGGCTCAGGGATCCCACCGACAAAGCCCTGCGCGATCTGCTCGCAGCGCAGCGCAGCCTCCACTGCGGTCTTGGCTCGCGGGTCCCAAATGGTAATCTGCGCTGCGTGCGTGGGCCATGCAGCATCATCGATGAGCTTCGCGAGCTCGATCTTCGCGAACTCCTTCATCTTCTTGTAGAAGGAGAGCATGTCGCCTTCGAGCTCCAGCTCGGGGTAAGTGTGGACCTTCGGAGGGAGATCCCCGACATCCTTCTTGAGTCGCTTGATCGCGAAGGTGTTGACGATCGCGTTGAGTTGATCGATGTTCTTCGACCCCACGATCTTCCTCACCTCACGCTTGCCGAACTTCACGAGCTGGATCGTCAGGTGCCGCTTGGCGAAATCCCAGTAGGAGCTCCACGTGCCCGGTCTGATGATCTCGACCTGAGTGAACAGGTCGTCAGCCATGTTGCGGATCGGCGTCCCTGAGATGCACGTGGCGAAGCGAGCGGCCCAACTGAGCTCCAGAGTGAGCTTGGTTCGTTCTGCGTTGCGATCCTTCACGTAGTGGGACTCGTCACACAGCAGCATCCCTGCTCCCACGAAGTTCTTCAGGTAGATCCACTGCTCTGTGGTCAAGTAACGCAGCAGGTCGTAGTTGATGATGATCGCAACGTGTGCAGGGTCCTTGCTGTCGTTGCACGCTTCCTTCACTTCAGCGAACTGGTTGGCGCGTTGCTTCGGCGTGCCGTCGATCACGAACACACTGGGCCACTGAGCTCCAAGCGTCTCCTTGAACTCGTTCTCCCAGTTGTATTTCGCACTGACAGGACAAAGCACGATGCAACGAGCCACGTGGCTGTCGTGCAAGGCCCACAGCGCAGTGCTGGTCTTCCCAAGGCCCATCTCATCTTCGAGCAGCACGCGCCAGTCCATCGCTCGCATCGCTTCGACGCCGGCTAGCTGGTAGGGGCGTGGCTTCCTCTCCGTAGGGCAGCCGGTTGGCTTCATCGATTGAGCTCCCTTCGTCAGCGAGTCTCTCGCGAAGCCCATGTTGGCCAAGAGGAGATCGCGCTTGCGACTCGCGCTCGCAGTCCATCGCACCTCTGTTGCCCGTTCCTTGCTTGGCAGCAGGACGCAGCTAGCCCAGGCTGGAGCGTAGTAGGTGCCGCTAGGATTGCGCTTCCACCCTGGCCATTCGTTGATCGCAGGAACGATCATCTTGCCAGGGACGCGGATCAGAAAGCGCGTTGAGTCGGGGTCGTAGTCAACTTCGAGGATCATCGATTATCCTTCAGCCACTTCCTATACCAGCTCAGGTAGGCTTTGCGAAGATCGCGCAAGGCTTCCACTCCTATTTCCACGGCACCCTGCCCGTTCTGCCTGCGCTCAGTCTCCTGGAGATTCCACTGCTGGAAGATCCACTCGGCAGCTTTGACCCAAGCCGGAATGCGCTTCATCGCTGTGCCTTCCACAGTGCAACCATGCGACGCACAAAGCTCAGCTCACTACCATCGGTTGGTGTTGCTGGCCCTGGCCTGATGAGATCAGCACAGTCCTTCGGGTTGTTGCGATCCTTCGTGTCCAGGCCGTAGGCTTCTCCAACCTTGAACGCGAGAAGATCGCTCTTCTTATACCATTCATCGAGGATCGTGCAGGAACGTCGGCCAGTGTCGGCAGCCAAGGCCGCCATGTAGGTGATGTCATGCGCGTCGTAGGCTGCAATCGCAGCCTCAGTGCGCGACAGATCGGGGAGAGCATTCATGCGCGTTGCAGTGCAGCGAGCTCGGGCTCGGAACTGGGCCAGCAGCCGATGAGGTTGAGCACGTCGTGGCACAGCTCGTAGTAGTGAGCCAGTGCAAAGCGCGCGAAGGCGGCTGGAGTCTTCCCGCTCTTCTTGAAGAGATCGCAGTAACGGGCAACGGCGTTCATGGTGAGTGTGTCCCCTGCTTGAACATCGATCAGCATACCGAGATGATCGAAGACCGGCAAGCCTCGTGACAAGAAAAAGCCCCGGCTTGACACTCACGACAAGCCGGGGCGCAGCACACCTATGACACGCGGATACGTGCGCATGCAGGGTAGCACCGTTTCCGCGAAAGGGAAGCGGATCTCTCGCGACGCGATCTCTCGCGGTCCCCGTGGAACATGGGCGTCCCCGGCGGCGGGACAGCCGGCGGGGGTCACCCGCCGCGCTTCTCCCTGAGCTTGTGCTCCGCGAGCCGGCGGACCACAGTCGCGCACGCTTGTGCGAGCGAACACGGGAGCTCGGCTCCCTTCGTCCAGAGCGTTACCGCGGGCATGCCCTGCGGATAGGCTCGCACGTGCGCCCCATCATCGAAGAGCGCGACCACGTGTAGCGCGTTCTCCGCGGAGCTCGTGCGAGCTCGCAACGTGTTGAGCTGGTCGAACACGTGGAACGGCAAGGGGAGAACCCGGCTCACCGGGTCCCCCTTTGCGCTTGTTTGATGACGCGAGCGACTTCGCTCCTGCGGGCTGCCCGCAGGAGTGCACCCGCGCGTTCTACCATCATCGCGTGGTCACGCACGATGCGCTTGAGCTGACGCACGCGGCGCGCGAGCTCGCGAACTTCGTTGAACAAGGAAAGCGTGCCGTCTAGGTCACGCTCCAACCGTCCGGCCAGAGTGTGGTAACACCCGACCACGGCAACGCAGTGTTGCCGGTCCGCACCTTCCTGGAAGGTAGCGGCTTCGATGCGAGCGTCTAGGTGATCGATGATCTCACGCACGCGAGCCGCAAGCGTGTCGGGGCGGCTCATGCCGCCCCCATGCCCGCGAGCTCAAGGGCTTCAGCTTCGGCACGCTCGCGCACTTGCGCACCTGCACCGAACCACGTCGAAGCCAGTCGCGTCTCGGCAGTGTGTCCGTTGAAGTGGTCGCTGTAGTGCGTCGCAGCCATGTAGAGGCCGAACGGCGAGACACCCGCGGAATCGGCCCCTGGCCCCTTGTGCACGAGCTCCCATAGGTGCGACTCTGCGCGCACTTCCGGAAGCTCCGCAAGCGTGCCTTCTGCCTTGTGTTTCGCGACCGTGGCCGGCGAGCCGAACACGATGCGAGCGTAACGCGCGACTTGCCGCGCGAGCTCTTGGCTGTAGGGGCGAGCCAGATCTGTCTTTGCGAGCTCGCGCCACAGTAGGGCCTTAGCTTCGAAGTTCCGGGCCTCTAGGCTAATCGTCTCGCGGACACCCGCGAGCGTGTTGGCTGCGGCCGAAGTGTGCCGCACCTTGCGCGAGCTGGCTCCACGCTTGTCCGCTTGTCGGTTGGCTGCGGACAGTGTGTTCCAACACACAACGCGAATGGGGGTGAACGCGACCGTCACTGCGCGCGAGCCATCGTGCGAGTTCGACAGCAGCAAGTAGGGCGTTGCCACGTCTTCCGGCTTGCGTCCGACCTGTAGCGGCTTCGTGGCGATGCGTGCCAGGATCCAAACGTGGCGACCGCCCTTCACTGAGCCCGCGCTTTCGAGCTCCACTGAGCCATCGGCGCACAAGGGATCGAACCAACGGAAAGCGTCGGTGTTCTGAAGCGGGCAGTATCGCGTGCCGACCATGCCCAACACGTCGGAACGCAGGGTTCCGTCCTTTTGGTGGATCTCGCGGACCATCGCGCGAGCTTCATCGCAGTAGAGCGCATCGGAGAGCGGAGCGGCTGCGATGCCGTTCTTTTCCGCGAGCTCGGGGGCCATGCCCGGCATCGCGAACACTGGCGTCAAGTTGACGTGCCAGTCTAGTTGCGACTGTCGGAGAGCTTCCGCAGTCGTCGGGGCCTTGTCGAGAACAGTGGCGAGGCCGTGCCATGCTTGCTCGCGCACTACGAAACCGCTTTCCCAAAAGTGTGCCATCGGGTGAGTGTCCGTGTCTTTGTGGTTTCGGCCCCCTGGGCCATCGTCAGCGGGCTTGTGTGCGAAGTGCACGAGGCCCGGACCACGGTCGTTAGTCCGTGGCACCTGAGCTCGGGGCGGCACGCATCACGTCGCGCACCTTGTCACGCATGCTCTCGGAGATGCACGCGCACAAGTGCACCACGTGCTCGGCACGCACGATGAAGCGTGCGCCACTGTGGAGCCGCACGACAAGGCGAACCATCGGGAACGCGATGCCAAGCTGGCCGGCTTGCTGCGAGCTCAGGCCAATGGAAAGGGCGCGACCGAGCTCGCTGTCGGGTGCTGGCTCGGACGCCGTGCCGTTGGAGCTCGGCGCGACTGGCTTGCCAGTCGCGGCATCGACGTAGCGCGCGGGTGCACCGGGCGGGATCAGAGACGAGAGCGGGATACCGCCCGGCGAGTGCCGCGGGTTCCGCAAGCCGGGCGGGAGACTGAGCTCCGAGCTCGGGCTCGGGGCGGGTGAAGCGGCGGGAGCTTGCCCGCAGCATGAGACGCGACCGCGGCCGAACCATCGGGCCGTGGTGCCAGCGGAGAGTGATCGGCCACAGTCGAAGCAAGTTGCATCGAAGCGGAGAACTATCGAGCGTGCCATAAGTGAAGCCTCGTGAGTGTTGAGGGTGAGTGTCAGTGAAAGAACGAACAGAACTAGACTAGGATGATACCACAAGCTCAGGCTAAGTGACGGGCGGGACAAGATAGGTGCAGTGGATCTAGTGGTGGCATGGTGATCGGATCAGAGAGAGAACGCATAGGTGAGGGGCGAGAGTGGAGTGGCCGGAGAGCTGGTTGTCGGAAGTGACGGACGGCAGTTCGGAAGGGATACGGCGTGCCGTGTCCCCTGGCATGCTGAAGCAAGGCGATGCTGCGAGCTCGTCTCCCCGAGCTGCGTGCGTCCGTTCTCTCCGCGCGATCGCGCGCGCAAGTGTCGATGACATCGGGTGTTGCGGCGGGTGCGAGACCCGGACGGGGCCGGGTCCCTCAGCGCTGCCGGGGTGAATGAGGCACCCTCTCACCTCTGGAGGATTTCCCAACTTTTCCCCGAAAACCTGATACCCCTCAACGCAATCAATCCCATAGTCCAATCATTCTATATGTCTGTATTCAGTGCTATTGTGTGTGTGTGTGTGTGTGTAGGGGGAGTGGGGGCGCGCAAACGCGGCACGCACTCACCCACGCACGCGAAGGCGCTGTAAGCTAATGGGACTAAACATTGCACTGTGCTACCGATTGTGGTAGATCTCGGGCATGCTTCCTCCCCGACGCGAAGGTCTCCGGACGATCCAGGTCAGCGACAGCTTGTGGAAGGAGATGACCTACGAGATGGAGCGGCTGGACGAGTTGGGAGTCTTCCTGAAGGGATGGAGCTCGCCAGAGGTGTTCCTGGTCGTGCTGTTCAACCACTGGTTGCAGAAGCCGCCGGGTGGCAGCGAGCTCCGAGACCTGTTCGGCCTACACCCAGGGAAAGGCCGACCGTCGTGGACGAGGTGACCATGGCTGTCTCCACCACAGGGGTCCACTTCAACAGCCAACTTCATGAACGCATCGTGAAGCTGAAGGAACAGATCGGAGCGATGCACCTCTACAAGCCGAACGCGATCGGCTTCCAGGTGATGATCGCTCTTCTCGCGGACTGGTGGGCAGAGAGCACCCCTGACAAGCAGTGGGTCAAGGAACGTCTGGAGCAGTATCCCAAGAGGGGGCGACCACGGAAGAGCTGCGAGGTGGACCTGGAGCCGCGCGTGGCTCTCCGCTCGCACACAACGAAGGGACATGATCTCTTCAATCACATGCGGCCTGGAAGGCCGAGACGCTACGTGTTCTGCAAGAGGTGCACACTGCAATGGGACACAGAGCTCTACCCGGAACGGCCGCAACAGCCCTGCCCGGTCTCTGCGCCATGGAGCCAGGAGCATCCGAAGACCTGGACGAAGAGCGAACTTCGTGCATTGAAGTTCGATGAATCGGAGATACAGTGGGCGGCCGAATGAGCAAGCAAGCCGAACCGTTGGACGCGCCGACCGGCGAGTCCATCCCCGTCCCCTCCGAAGGAAAGAAGAAAGTGCCGGCGCGCGGGCAACGGAAACGTGTGCTCGAAGCTGCGGGCGGCGACTACTGCATCTACGAGATCATTGGGGCTGGGCAAAAGCTCCCACAGGGAGCTTTGGTGCCCATCCCCACGATCCCGACCTTCAAAGACACCACCGATGCCTTGAAGTGGATCCGCAACGAATCGGGAGACACGCTCGCTGGCAAGCAGGTGATGATCTTCCGCGCGTGCGAGATCCTGTCGCTCACGGTGGTCCAGAAGCCGACCGTGGTCATCGCGGCGAAGCCGAAGAAGACGATCGATGCCAAAGCAACCTAAGCAGCCGGCGACGCCGACTGAGATCTGGACGCCCGATGCGAAGCTGACCGAAGGTCAGAAGAAGCTCGGGCTCATGTTGTTCATGGAGTGCTGGAAGGATGCGCTCGCCAAGGGCAAGGCGACCATCGAGCAGGTGAAGCCCACCTACGTCCAGTGCATCAAGGCCGCCAAGATCATCGATGAACTGAAGATCGAAGAGGAGCTGAAGAATGGGTAACGGAACCGAAGGCACCGAGGAAGGCACACCAGCCCCGCGCAATCCGCACGGGGTCCCCACCGATCAAGAACTGCACAGCAGGTTCTTCTATCGTCCACCGCGCGACTCCGAAGCTGTCCGCCGTCACGAGGAAGTGAGCACACTCTGCTACTCCTTGGCACATGAGCTCTGCCAGCTCTGCTACCCAGGCCGTCAGCTCTCCCTGGCCTTGACCGCTCTCGAAGAGGTGCGTATGAGGGCGAACGCGAGCATCGCGTGCGATGATCCACGGCCATGATCTTCGACGACACCACACCGAGGCGAGCAGGCACGCGCGAGGAGCGCGGAGAGTGCCTCTGCCATGCGTTCAGCATGCTGGCGCGTGGCATTGCCACCAAGGATGCTCGCGTGCGAGCGGCCGTGCTGTGGGGGCTCAAGAACGACCGCTGCGACCCGATCTGGAAGCAGCTCAGGAAGGTCGTGGCCAAGACGCCGATCGACTGGGAAGAGCTGACCAGGGTGGCCATGCCCTTGATTCGCATTCGGTAGCTTGACAATCGCTGATCGCGACTCGAAGATCGAAGACATGAAGACCCGCCGCGTGATCTTGTCTGTCGAGTGCGACACCGTTCTTACCCACAGCGAGCTCCTGGAGCTCCGCTCTCTCGTGTTCGGTCAGATCCGCCGGAAGGACATGAACGATCGAGCTGCCCGATGGACCATCAAGCGCACGATGCCGAAGTGGGTCGGTCACGACGTGAGGGGCACGATCCAGCAGGTTCAGGTCAACGTGATGAAGCCTGGAAAGCGATCCCCGGCTACGAAGGCTACGAAGCGTCCGACCAAGGCCGGATCCGCTCGGTCTCGCCGCGCTACCAAGTCGCGCCGATAGAGCTCTGGCTGGCCGAGCTCGTCGGTGCGCGCGTCGAGAAGCGAGGAGCTCTGCTCGCTCCCTGGATTGAGGAGCGGCATGGACGCAAGGCTGCGCGCGTCTGCCTCACGCACAACGGGGCGCGAGAGAAGCACTTCGTGCATCGGCTCGTGTGTCTGGCATTTCACGGAGTGCCGGGACCCGAGCAGACTGACTGCGCGCACCTGAACCACAACTCGCTCGACAATCGAGCTTCGAACCTCGCGTGGCAGACGCACTCCGAGAACGTTGCGTCCAACTGGAGCGAGGAAGCGATCGAGCGCAGGATGCGGTGGGAGGATGACTGCGAGCTCGGCCCGAGCTACAACGGTCCAGACCGACACGAGGACATTCCGTTCTGATGCCGAAGCAGAAGCAACCTCCCACGATCGCGAACCCGGCAGCTCGGGCGCAGCTCGAAGCTGCCGCGTCGGCCGCCGGCCTCAACGTGCAGCAGCTCGCGGATCTCGTGTTCGAGGCTGGGGTCACTCCTCCGAAGGCCCCGGACGGCGTGACCACGCGCTACTCGCTGAAGGATCTCGGGGAGCGTTTGTGGGGCACGTTGCAGGTGACCCCGCGCGACGAGCGGGCTGCATGGTTCGCTGCGCTGGTGCCTGTGCAGCAGATCGCGATCATCGCTGCGCTGCGGGACCACGGGTTCCGGAGCGAGGTGATCGCGCGAGACCTGGGCATCGGCGTCGATCAGGTGATGCGCACCTGGAACATCTACGCCGGCCGCCTGGGCGAACAGGTCGTAGGCATCCGCCTAGACACGATCGCAGGCCAGCTCCAGCTTGCGAGCGAACACGCGCAGGAGATGGCAGTGGCAGCGGGAGATCATCGATCATACTGGCAAATCGAACGTGAGAAGATCGAAGTTCTTCAGTCGATCGGTATAGTGGACAAGGCGATCAACAAGACCGAGGTGGTCCACAAGATCGACGACGAACAGAAAGCCGAGATCGAGAGGCTCTACAAGCTCCGTGACAAACAACAACGACGGAAGATCGAAGTTCAGGAGCTCGCCCAACTGGAGGACAAGGGTGAGGCACTTCCTGAAGGGCTTGGCGACAAGGATTACGACGACGACGACTAGGCTGCGGAAGTGGCTTGGCTTCAAGCTGCTCTACAGCGTTCCCGTCGAGATCGAAGTCCGGCATGGTGCGCACCGAGCTCGTGTGAAGACGCTGTGGCGCGGCCAACTGCTGCGCGCGGAGATCCCGATCAACACGAGGCCGGCGGGAACGTCGGCTCCTGCACCACTCAACTACGTAGCACCTGGGCAAGAGCAGAAGGTGATCGATGAGTTCACCGCTGCCGAGCCCTGGGACCCGATGTTCCCCGAGCAGGCCGAGCACAAGCGTGGCAAAGCGTGTCCGTTCTGC